GGCGGGCTTGGACGGCGCTATCGTTCGTGTACTCGTGTATCTTGCGCAAGAGTATCGTCCGGAACAGCGCAAACCCCGGGGTTTGTATTAACGGCTTCACCTCCGCAGTGGAGAGATAGTCGAAGAACCCGGTGATACAATAAAGCCGTTCGGCTTTCGTTAACGCAACAGTGGCTTTCTCAATATAAATGCTCAGGACTTCTTTGACGGTGGCTGAATAGGCTTCCATTTTTTTATACGGTGTAGTTCTTTTAGCTTTTTTTTGAAAAAGTATTTCAATTTTTTACGGGGACCCCGCGGGATTTGGGCGCAAAGTTTGGCAGAAACTTGGAAGGGCGGACGCAAAAGGCGGCTGCGGTCAAAAGGTTAGAAGTTCTTTCTTTTCATCTCTCTGAATAAATAAAAAAGAGAGATGAGAATTTGGTTTTTGAAGAGCGGAAGCTTCGGTTGAAGGTGAAGAAACCCTTTGCGTCCGCCCTTTTTTACTTCTTAGAAAATAAAAATTTGCAGATGGTTTGCAGATGGGGCTTTTATTCCAAGTCTTTGGAAAGTTTTAACCAAGCTCTCCCACCAAGCTCTCCCACCAAGCTCTCCCACCAAGCTCTCCCACCAAGCTCTCCCACCAAGCTCTCCCACCAAGCTCCCAACCAAGCTCTCCCACCAAGCTTCTACCCTACCCTAGCAACGGGGGGCTGTGGGGGGACACCCCCCAATTAAAAAATAGCCGCATTACGCGTGCTAGATTTTTTTCTTTTTTATAATTTATTCCGCTTGGTAATCCTCCATCAACACTAAACTCCCTTCGACCAAATACCCCACCTCCGTATGCGCTTCGTCTGCCGTCAACACCAAGTTGCCTGCCGCAGGCACCAGCAGATACTCCGTCCCGTCGCTATCCGTCCACTCTACCGTATCTACTTCCGTCTCGTCTTCGTCGCTCTCTTCGGCTGTCAGTTCCTCTTCCACGAGTTCCACCTGCTTAGGTGCTTCCGGCTCCGCCTTCTTGGCTAGGGGCTCCGCCCCTACAACCCCGCTTTCTGCTTTCTTTTTCGGCGCTGCCTTCTTTTTCGGCGCTTCTGCCACCACAGCTTCTGCCACCACCGGCTCCGCCTTCTTTTTCGGCGCTGCTTTCTTTTTCTTCGGCGCTTCCACTTCAGGCTCCGCCTCGCTTTCTGTAGCTTCCACCACCGGCTCCACCTTTTTCTTGGGCGCTGCTTTCTTTTTCGGCGCTTCCACTTCAGGCTCCGCCTCGCTTTCTGTAGCTTCCACCACCGGCTCCACCTTTTTCTTGGGCGCTGTCTTCTTTTTCGGCGCTTCCACTACAGCTTCCACCACGGCTTCCACCACCGCTTCCACTTTCTTTTTTGGGGTGGTTTTCTTTTTCGGCGCTTCCACTACCGCTTCCACCACTACTTCGGCCACCGCTTCCACTTTCTTTTTTGGGGTGGTTTTCTTTTTCGGCGCTTCCACCACGGTTTCCACCACGGCTTCCACCACGGCTTCCACCACGGCTTCCGCCACGGCTTCCACTTGGGGCTCCACCACTTTCTTTTTTGGGGTCGCGCGCTTCTTTTTCGGCGCTTCCACCACGGTTTCCGCCACTTCCGCTTCCGGCGCCGCCAAAATGGTTTCCACCACCGCCGCGACCACCTCCCCCTTATTCACCACCTTCTTAATCTTCTTCTCCGGCCGCCCCCGCCCCGCCACACTCGCCGCCTCGCACGCCGCATCCGCACCCTCTTGGATATAACGCAGCGCTTCGGCCGCGTCAAATCCATACTTACCGCTTAACTTTTCCACCACGTCCGCCGTGTACGTCGCTAACGCACTCAGCATCTGTTCCATTTGCTTTTTCAGTTCGGTCGACATTCTCTTTTTCTTGGCTTTAACTTTGCTTTAACTTTGCTTTGCTTTTCGGTTGGGGTTATCTTCTCTCTTTTTAGCGAAAAGTATTTCAATTTTTTGCATTCTACACCCCCTAATACTACTCCACTTTCAACCCGGGTAACACACCCTTTGGTTTTGGCGGTGTATCTCACTGTCGCGTCCGCACGGGGGGTGTCCCCCTGTTTTTTTCTTTCACTTCTCTATATGGTCTTCACCTTCTCCTATGGCACCCAACCCTTCTTTTTAGCCACCGGCTCTACTATCGATATCTCCCGCGTTATTCTCTCCCCGCCCGAACCCGTCCCCGTTATCTATCTTATCTCTCCCAGTTTACCCGATGGGCTCGCTATTACCCCCAGCAATGGGAATATTACAGGCTATACAACTTTTAGTAGTATTTCACCTTTAACAACATATACGGTCGATGCGTCTGGCGCTACCGTTCGGGTCTCCGCCACCCTCTCACTAAGTGTGAATTTTACACCGGCCTTTTCTTACCCTCGTTCACCCGTTTTATTTTTGTTAAATAATTTCTTAACAATACAGCCCTCTTATTTAATTGCGAATTTAGACACCATATTCTATACGGATATTTCGCCAACACCCTTAGCACAGCTCGGGTTATTTTTAGACCCTCTATTTGGCGTTATAAGTGGTGTGCCAGATATCTCGTCAAATTTAACGACTTATTACATTCGGGCCAACAACGCGGGGGTTATCTTTGATGCGTCTTTAAATATAAGTATTCAGACCGCGCCTACCATCGCGTATCCAGAAACCATCTATATTTTAACCCAAAATATCCCCGTCAGTATTTTGCCACTTGTTAGCCAATCCCAAACCGAAGTGTCTTATACACTCGTTGGCTGTAGTTCGCCGGATTTAAGCTATAATTTACCCTTCGGATTAACTTTTAATACCGCAACCGGCGAAATTAGCGGTATACCTTCAGTGCCGACCACTTTCCAAGAATATACCGTCAGTATTACCAACAGTATCGGTTCGGCTTCCACTTTCCTCTCGTTGAATGTCATCAAGGAAATTCTCGCACCGCCAGTAGAAGCGGATAACTTTTCGTCCGACACTTTTCTCACCAACCCCGCAATAGCCATGCGTCGCAAGGCCGAAATATTCAAATATAAAAAAAATAGTGCGAATTTAACCAAGCAGCAGCAGTATGCGCTTTTGGCGCAAGGCAATGGTCCTTCGGCCAAACGGGCGTGGGGCACGCAAGGCGACGCGTATACAAACCCGAATACGAATAACTTGCCAGTCGTCGGCAATACCTTTGTCTGTAATACAAATACCATCGTCTGTTCGCCCACCAGTTCCAGTGATGTGCCGGGGCCAGTTATGAATTTATGCTACAATCCGGCGGTTCCCTTAATCGGCTACAATCAACCCAACCGTTTTCGCACCAATATTGGCTTTAAATGGCCGCTGCGTTCTTGGCAACCAGGAGACAATGGATTTCCGATTGGCAAAGCAGGCAGCGGTTAATGCGCCGCTGTTTCCAGTATCATTTTCAGCAGCTCTTTGCGCGAATTAAGAATTTCATAATAATTAAGGGTGCCGTTTTCTTCATCTGCCTGACGTATCAAATATAATTGCTGTAAAATATTGGAGCATCGCGTTTTAATCGGAAGAGACATATTGTATAAATTTTCGTTTAGACTTATTTCCCATTGCTGAATGACGGGATTTTGGAGTTTTATTATATTTATATTTTCATTGGCATAGCGTACGGTTGGTTCAGTCATTTTGGCGGGTTTGTCAATTCTAAGTATTTAAATATTTATTTCAATTTTATATATATATGGAGAAATGTCTTAAGAAAGACCTGCTCTATAATGCAGTTACCAAGCGTTGTTATAAAGCCTGTGAACAAAAAAATAAAGTAACACACCCCGTCACAAAAAAATGTCGGCAAAAGTGTAAGAGTGAAAAGATAAGGCGTGTGGAGGATTTTCGGTGTGTGAAAAGCACAACGAAGAAGAGCACACGGAAAGTATATCAAAAAAGGCCACTGAAAACCAAGGAACAAATAAGCAGAGGACAAATAATTAGGGCGGAAGAAACAAAAGCCAAAGAAGAATTAGTACCACCGCCTTTACAAAAAGAACTCCAAAAGAATTTCCAGTTTTTAGATGATTTATTGGCGAAAGGAAAAGACAAAACAGTAAAGTATGATGGAAGTATGGTATCTGAATTTATCACGGTGTATTTTCACGAAAAATATAAACAACATTGCCCGATGTATCCTATCAAAACCTATAGTAATTTTGAAACCGAAGATTATAAAAAATATTACAACAAAAACAAAAAAAATGTTACAGAAGAAGCGTATAAAGAATATTTATTAAAAAAGAACAAATACAGATATATTGATTGGAATAAGGATAAATTTTTAAAAAATATGAAACTATGTTTAGAAACAGGTGAACAACTCATCCTTATTCCATTACGCATACCACGGCATTTAAATATGTTAATTATTAAAGCGCCAACACGAGAGATTATTCGGTTTGAGCCCCACGGTTCGGCATTTAGAGATGAATCAGAAGAAAATAAAACCAACACATTTTTAGAAAAATTAACCAAGGATATTAATTCTTATTTAGACCTGCCCGACAATAGAAAGTTTACTTACGTGAAACCCAGTAAAATTTGTCCGAAATACAATGGTAATCCCTCATATTTTTTTCATGGGTTTCAATCGTATGAAACTAGCTACAGAAATCGCGGTAAGGACGAAGGCACTGGTTTTTGTCAATTATGGAGTTGGTTTTTTGCGGAATGTGTCATCCAAAACCCCGAAATGGATGTCAAAGAAGTTTATAAAGAAGCCTTTAATGCGTTAAAAATCAATGTAAATAATTATGCGACAATCATTCGTGGGTATTTTTATAGCATTAACGACGAATTAAAGAAAATGGAAAAGAATTTTACAATAGAAAAAAGTAATTGGTCAAAACTTGATAGTATTGATATTTTGTTGGAGTATTTAAGACAAAGTCAAGTCAATTTGAAAAATAAAGAGCGAAAACCTTTCACTGGTGGGAAAAAACACGCATTTATCTTACCCAAAGCTAATCCACAGGCTGCACCGGTTCATTTTTAAACTATGAATCAGATGTAAAATTTTAGTTTCTTCGTCTTTTCTTATTCTATTAGAAAAAATTGAAATACTTTTCAAGAAATAATTGAAGGCAATACCCAAGCCAGTTAAAAGCCGTTTTAAAATGAGTTCGATTAATGTTTCGAAAGCCGTTAAGAAGAACCCTTCCGTTGGGTTAAAAGCTGCCGTCAACGAAAATAGTATCTGGATGAATGTGCGCCGAACCCCGAAAATGAAACCGGACCCTGTCGTTTGGGAAAACATAGAAGACATCTCAGACGATGAGACTGATACGCCGCAAAAAGCCGGGAAAAGGCTTTCAACAATGAAGGCCGTGCGTGACCAAATTCAGCGCCGTGCCTATAAAAAACAACTCATTGGATTGCAGAATGCTGGATTGTTCTTGAACTGGTCGAAGCCGCTCCCCTCGTCTTACTGGGATAGTCTCCAGTATGCGGATACGCATAACCGTGAAGCCTACCCCTACTTTTAAAATACGAATAAACGAATAGAAGAAAAAAGGATGCTGTAAAAGCATTTTTTATTTTTTTCACTTGGGATTCATTAATATTAAATATGTTAACATTTAAAAACATCTTATGCTATAGATGTATAAGATGTTTGGTCTAATTAAAAAAACCTTGCTACTCATAACAGTATTGACCAGCGAATGGGTTAATCCGTTTCCAATTTTAAAAAGAATTACGATGGTGAATGATACAACGACCATGACGACAACCCTAACCACGACCTATGTAAACTACCCTGTCGTAGTCTTACACGGCCTGGAAAGTTCCAGCCGAGAGATGGTGCCTTTATGCGACTGGCTAGAAACCACTTTTGACACCGTTGTTTTCAATATGGAAATTGGCAATGGCGAAAGAACCAGTATGTATACCTCCCTCGTAAATCAACTCGACATTCTATGTCTTTCGATTTACGAAATCGATGCGCTAAGAAATGGCTTTGATTTCATTGGTATGTCACAAGGTGGCCTGCTTGCCCGAGGCTACGTGGAACGCTGTAATTCGTTTCCCGTGCGCAATCTCATCACCTTGGTTGCGCCCCATGGCGGTGTTTTTTGGCCCAATACAAAAAACAATGGGTTGATGTATAATGATTTTTTTCAAAACCATCTCTCTATTGCCAGTTATTGGCGCAACCCCACAGTCTTAGACATCTATTTAACGTGTTCTTTTTTGGCACTTTTAAATAACGAATATTGGTGTGAAAAAGAATCGCCCCTTCATCGCAGGAATATTCGCAATCTCTCGAATTTTGTCATGATATGGTCACCGGCGGACAAGGTCTTAGACCCACCCGAGAGTGGCAAGTTCAGTTTTTTTGATAAGGATTTTGAGGTGATTCCCTTGGAAGAAACCGAACTCTATAAGAAGGATGCACTCGGTTTAAAGCATTTGAATTTTCTAGATGGCTTACATACCTATGAAACCAATTGTACGCATGTCGACCACCGCAATCCCATCTGCTTTCCACAGTTAGAGGCGATATTAAAGCGCTTCTTGTAAAAAGTTTTTTATACCTTTTCCGAATCTTCACATTTTCCGACTCTAGCGCCTGAATATTCTATATATTTTTTTAAATCACACTTTTTTGTTTTATTATTTTTACATCGGTCGCATTTATTAATTTGTTTTACTAATTTTGCTTCCGTCTTCTTTGACATTTTGTATGTTTTGTTTTTAAATTTCGCTTTTATTCATTTGAACACTTGTTTACTATTCATTTCTATACTTTTTAAACACGATTTACACTTTAAAGATTTAAACTGAACAGCACACCTTTTTTTTCATTTTTATCCATGACGGCTAAATATTGCTTTTGGGTATGATTTCCTGATTTTAATGCACCTTCACCGGTATAACAAATATTATCCATTATACTATTTGTATAGAAAAGTTTTTGAAAAAATTGAAATGGATTTTTTCAAAAATAAATAGAGTAATAACCCGAACGAAAAAGTAAACCGAAATGGCCACCCAAGAATGTACCGTCTGCTGTGAAGCGTATAACAAGTCAACGCACATGAAGATTGCGTGCGAACACGCGTGTTCGTTTGAAGCCTGTAAGGCCTGTATCCGTAAGTATATATTAGGCACAACTGCCGACCCCAATTGTATGCAATGTAATAAAGCGTGGAGCGACAAATTTTTGGTAAAACATCTGAACGCATCGTTTATGCGTAACGACTACCAGGCGCATCGTACCGAGTTGCTAGTCCAGCAGCAGCTTAGTCGTTTGCCCGAAACCATGGCGGCGGCCGAAAGGATGAAACGCTTCCGTGAACTCCACACAATAATGCGAGGTTTCCGCGATGAAAAGATTCAAGCCGAGCGGCACTTGAGAGATTTGCGCTATTCTTGTTTGCACAGTAGTAAAGAAGATAGACCAAAGTATCTAAAAAATATAGAAACCGCGAAAGAAACCGTCGCCCTGCTCGATACCCACATAATCGAATGCCGGAATAATATGGCCATCATTGATATCTGGGGCATGGTCGTTGAAGAAAAAAAAGAAGTCAGCAAGTTTATTATGCCGTGTGGCAATACGGATTGCCGCGGCTATCTCTCCACCCAATACAAATGCGACTTGTGCGAGCACCACACCTGCGCCAAATGTTTCGAGCATATCGGCCCTGTAAAAGAAGAAGGAGCACATACATGCAAGCCGGAAAATATCGAAAGTGCCGAGTTTATCAAGAAACAGTCAAAACCGTGTCCGTGCTGTGGTGCGCGCATCAGTAAAATTGACGGCTGCGACCAGATGTGGTGTACGCAGTGCCATAAGGCGTTCAGCTGGGAGACAGGAAACCTTGTCTCCGGTCCGGTGCACAACCCTCACTTCTACAAGTATCAACGGGAACATGGAGGGTTGCCGCGGAATCCGGTTGATGTAGTGTGCGGGGGCTTGCCGACCTACTATGAGCTTAACCAAAAAATTGCTGAAGCTGCGCTACCACGGCGACACCAGGACTTCTTCTATAACACGCTAATGACGATTCATCGGCTGCAGCTTCACTTTACATTGACCTATATCGTTGAGTTGCAAGACAATACAGAGGAAGTGTATCAGCGCAGACGCGTCGAGTATATTTTACAAGAGTGTACACGTGATATGTTCGCCGCTGGGTTGATTCAGCAGGACAAAAAACGGAAACAACATACGGCTCTATTACACGTGTGCGAACTCTTTACGACAGTAGGCACCGACATGTTTCGCCAGATACTCCTCAGCAAGAAAACCGGTGAAGAATTCGCTGCCGAGATGATTCAGCAAGTAGCGGAATACGACACACTTCGGCAGTATGTGAACGAGCAACTGAAAGAAATCAGCATGACCTACGGCATTCTTGTCGAACAAATTGATGCCAATTGGAGGAACGATACCTCCAAATTCAATGCGAAGGGCGAAACGGACCAATATATCGTAAAGCGCGAAAAGATACGGCAGGACAAACTAAAGGCGAAAGAGCAATAAACATATGTAAAAAATAAAACCAATTTAAAGGTTTTTTCTTTTTCTGGTTAAATTTTTACGACCATACTTGCAGTGTTGTCTTTGTGAAAACCCTCTAGGTCTTCGACAATTGATGCTTCGTTTGTATTTCAAGGACCACTTGTGCGTCTTTTTTGTCACCATATATATTATATTATATTTTTACCGTAGGCACGCCGCGACGTCCGTGGGTCTGGTAATACATCGATTTCTTTGCCAGCTTTAAAGCTTTACTCTTCTTCGAGCACCCCTCTTCCAATATACTATAATCTACCGCCGAGGCTTTACCGCCGGTAATAGCGCTTGCTAAACGCGCATAACCCCATGATTGCGCCGTCTGGTTGGGACGTGAGCCTGATGAAAAATACGCACCTTCGCCTTTTTTAACGATTTTATCTAAGGCGCCTAGAGAACAACCCGTTTTTTTCGCCAGTAAAGCCGAAGGCACTATTTCTGGTAAACCATAGACTTTTTTTGCCTTCAAGATATGCTTCGATGTCTTCGAGTGAAATGACGGCACCTTTTTTCGCGTGTGATAAATATGTTTCTTGTATAATTTTCGCGAGAGATTCAATTCTTTTTTTGCTTGCTCTTTATCTCTCCGTGTAAGATTTTTCGGTATATAGCGGCCGGGAACGTCGGGCATATATACTATGCGCCTATTATATCATACGCATTTTCTCGATAATAAACATCCGTTTGTATTTTTTCTTACCATCCACCGTATAGCCATCTGACACGCGTTTAGGTGTTAATTTAAAATGACAGGACCGCAATACTTGCCGCATCAAATTCAATTGCGGCCATTTTTGTGTATGCTCAGCCGGTGCTTGGAAAGCTGTCAAATAGGAGGAGGAAAAAAGTTGTTTTAAAGCCGGTATATGTTCTTTAAGTTGTTTATAGAGTACATCATTAAAAAATAACTCGCGCGGCAATAACATGCCGTTTAAATCGTTCAAAGTGGTGCAAGCAATCTGCCCTTTATTTAAAAAATCCAAAATAAGTTTGGTTTTGTTGGTGTTTGGCTCTACTGCGTTTGGCTCTACTGCGTTTGGCTCTACTGCGTTTGGCTCCATCAAATATAAAAATAAGACGTATTTTATTTTTATAGAATAAACTCACCACCAATAAAGCATCCGCGGGTTGATGTATATCTCGCAACCGGACTGAATAACCGCAAAATTAAACGCCACATGCTCACAAATAACCGGCTTGTCATACCCGCTATTATTTTTCCAATAAAAATGTTCATCGCGCTCGCCACCCGGGAATTTCGGGCAGCTGTTTTGAAGAACAGTCTTGTATTTCGTATAAGCAACGGGCTGCGTGGTAATAATTTTCTCATAAAGCGTTTTCACCGCCGAGGTGGGTAAAGCGTCATAAAAATGCGAGGTAAAGATGTCCTTCGCATAAACCCCAATCCCATTAAAAGCCGAATAGACCGGGACTAGGGTTGTTGAGGCTGGATTTATTTTCAAGGGTTGGGACGACATGAGCTGCCAAAAATGTTCACCCATCAATTCTGGTCCAAACAAACTATAATCCGCATGACTCGAACGCAAAGCATAATAATCATAATACTCGACCGAATTGGCATAAATGATGCGTTTCCGATTTTCTTTCACCAGTCGCAATGAATCGAGAATGCCTTCAATCACAAATTTTTTACTGTCAAAATCAATCATGACGACATAATTAAAATCATCATATTTTTCCTGTTGTAATTCATTGACTAATTTATTGCGGGCATTCGCAATCTGTTCAATGCGGCACGGATGGTCTGACCCGGTTACTTTCGTATAGGCCCAGATTTTACTCTCCTGTTTTATGGTTGCGGGGTCTATATCTTCGCTAAGCAAATGAAAATTGGGATTGCCTTGATAACTGTTCAAAATCGCTTTGGTCGTATCCGTAGAGTTATTCTCGTAGATAACGATTTTATAGGTATCACACTTTTGGCCTAATTCGACGGCCGCCTCCATATTCGCTCGTAAATGCGCCGCCGCATTTTTCACAACCCCGCAAATAACCACATTGAACATTTTTATAAATGTAAAAAAATTATATTTATATCCTATTTTATTCAAATACCAAATTGCGGAATGGAATAGACATCGTCAGTCACTTTTACCCAAGTGGCAATAATCGACGGGTTGACTTTATTTGCCAGAATGTCTTCGGGGTTATAGACATGATGCTCTGCATCGATATAATAATTGATGCCCTTTATATCTTTCACCCAGACCTCCACTTTGGTATTGGGTTTTGGGGTCGTCGCGTCATTGGATATACTGCCATGCGGTGTACCTTTCACGTGCGTGCCGCATAAATTCGTCGGGCTGTCTTTATATTTTCCATCGGTTTTTTTCCGGCGTGTACACTGTTCCCCGTTCGCCCGTTTGGCCACGCAGAGTTCAAATTGCGGCACAATATTTTTAATGCGCTTGCGTTTTTTAAAATCGGTTTCGTCCATATGGATGCTGTTATAATCGTATATAAATTGCATGAATTCGCTATTATAATTCTCCGTTTGATTTTTGTCCATAATGAGCACATTGCGTGAAGCAATCCATTCTTTAATGTCGGACTTGAATTTAATCTGGTATTGCTCCAATTTGCTGTTGATATGTTTTTCCATTTTATCAGGTTTACTATAAACTATTTGGTTTAAGTCCTTTCAATTTTTTTATTATTCAAAGATGTTATTTTGTTTAATAGGTAAGATAGCATTAAATAAAGCTAAAGCTATAAACCATAATAAATAATTCCCGTAGACCTCAAATTTGATATTAAAAAAATCAAAGATAACGATTGCTACTGGGACGGTAATAATTATAAATAATACTGTATAAAGGACAAAGGTGAGATATTCCATATAGTATTTGTATATATTTTAATTGATTATATTTATTTTATTTTTGAGAGCATAAATAATATAAATATATTTAAACATATAGCACTTATACCATATAGAAGTGTTTGTATGATGGATTTTTCTATATTTGACGATAAAGTTTCAACCACTATGAATGTCTTTTTGGTTATTGGCAATATCATCAATTTTGTTTATAATATTCCCCAAGTGGTCAAAACCTATAAATCAAAATCCACCAAGGATTTTAGTCCAACCTTTTTATTTATGCGCGTCATCGGTACGAGTATCTGGCTGGCCTATTCGATAGAATTACAACAATTTCTTTTTATGATAGCCAACGTCGTTTCATTATTTTCATCGATTTTTATTAGTTATTATAAGGTCTTGGAAATATACCAATACTATCTATCAGGCAAAGACATAAAATTGTATAATAAATTGGATGAAAACCTAGGTGATGATGAGAAAGCGGCACTTTAAATATTTTCATATCTTATAGTAAGATGCGCATGATGCTTTCCATGTTTGTCGGGATGTTTCTCATCCAATATTTCATTATCAGCTACATTATGACAAATAAGCTGGAAAATATAAGCATGAGCATCGGTAAGGTCTATATGTGTATTATTATGGGTTTATTTATGGTGTTTTTGGAAATTCTGCTTAGCCCCATGGCCAATACCCAGTTATTAGTTTCTGTGCTTGGTTTACTCCTGCTTTTCATTTATCTTTACCGCATACAGTTTGGAATCGACGAGAAAAATTATATAAGAGAGATGGTAGAACATCATTCAATGGCCCTTTTAACGAGCAAAAATATTTTAGAAAAAACGAAAAATCCAGCGGTTATTAATCTCGCGACCAAGATAGTTTTGACTCAAGAACAAGAAATCGCGGATATGCGGTATTTGTTGAAAAGTATTTAACAAACCGACACTAGGACATGTTGATTATAATTCTGTATAATATAATATTTCTTATGGCATAAGAGTGAATCGTATATCTCTTTTTTGCCTGTATACAAGACCATTTTCCCCGCGAAAAACACAATTCGTAAAATTTTCGTCCCGTCGGCAGGGAGGGTCATTAATAAATAATAACATTTACCTAGGGTAGGTAAGATGGTTTCCCGGTAGATATCCAGTTCTTCAGGCGTACATGTAGCTTGGTCGGCCTGATAATATCCAAGCATAGGCGATTCATATAGACACTGTTCACGTGTTTTTAAAGTTAAAAAGGCCGGATTCGCGTGAAAAAATGTCAGGACATTTGAATGGACCGCATCATTCAGCACTTGTTTCTTATTAATGATTTCAAATGCGGTTGCCCAGATGTATTCCGTTGAAGTATCCACCTGCGGTTGGTCGTTAGTGGTTAAAATGAGAATGTTTTGCTCTGTGCTTTCATAAAAACCCGCATAAGTGAAGGTATTAGGCATAACTGTTTTCAGATAAGCAATCGCCGCATATTTTATCTTTTTTGGTCGATTACCGCCATACGGCAAAGCAAAAAAATTATTACTCTTTTGTTGTAGTAAAAAGAGGATAAATGGATACAATCCATCGGTGCGCACTCGATAGACGCAAAGGACAATTGGTTTTGTTGTCGTAAATTTCAAAGGGGTGTTTTTATTCGGTATCGAAACAGTATAATTTTCGGCTAAGCCTGCTTCTTTGTCGTCGACTATGTCGCCTGCTTCGCTTGTGCCTGCTTCGCTTGTGCCTGCTTCGCTTGTGCCTGCTTCGCTTGTGTCTTCTTCTGTCATTTTGTTTATAGTATCAAATAGTCTTGATACTATATTTCTTTTATTTTTTAGCATTATAAGAAGGTCAGACATTTTTTACAGGTTTATGCCGAATACTTTCTTTCACATTTGTCGCGCGGTTTTCTAAAATAAACTGAACAACCTCGTCGGTCGGAATGTTCGGATTTTTTTCGAAATATTTTATTAAACATTCTTCCAAATGCTGTTTATTGATGGGTTTTTTTACATTGCTCTGCGTGTATATAATTTTGCCTTCATTAATATCCAAACAATCAATTTCATTCGTTTTCATAATCGTTAAAAGCGCCGCAGTATAATCATTTTTCTTTTTCTTTCGCTCTTTCAATTCCTTTTGTAGAACTTTGATTTCTTTATCCATCTGTAACCAATTTTTAACATTTTGTGTGAGTTTTTCTTTACTAGCCATTACTACACTATAAAAATAGTTATTTATATTTTATTTTTTATTAGTATTTTTCACATCAACTATTGCCAATAGACGGTTCACTAAATCCTTCTTCACTCCGCCCACTTTTAAACCTTTCTCTCTTAACATTGCCTTAAGTTCCGGCACGCTTTTCGCTTTAAACAACGCCGCCTTTTCAGCGGTCCACGACGTATCAATGTTATAATTGACATGTTTACTACAGAATATTCCATGTTCGTACTCTACGCCACTATGCTGACAAGCCAAACCTTTATACATGCCAGTTTTTATGATAAAGGAGCATTTGGGTATTGGCATACACCATTTTGTCGGGTAATTCACCCCATATATTTTTGTCACGCCTGGCAAAGGAATAAAAGGTATTAGTTTTTCCGATTTACTCCGACAATAGGGGCAATTGATATATTGTTTATTATTGTGCTGACATAATTCATTGTACAGTGGCAGATAATTAAAAGTATGCTTACAGGATAAAGTAAGGGCATTGTAAGTTAAGGGTTCGTGCGAAATCATACAAATCGTTTGTGGCGATTTCTCAGGCACTTGGCCTTTCTCAGGCACTTGGCCTTTCTCAGGCACTTGGCCTTTCTCAGGCACTTGGCCTTTCTCAGGCACTTGCTCCGCACTACTATTCAATTCACTATAAAAATCAAAATTATCCTCTACAATATAATTCATAATATAAATAAATTATATTGTCTTTATATATTAAATAAAATGAAAAAAAAAGAGTGGGGAAATGCGATTTGGCTCTTGTTTCACACTTTAGCTGAAAAATTAAAAGAGGAACATCAAGCAGAATTACCACGTTTGGTTTCACATATCGTGAGTATTTGTAGCCATTTACCTTGCCCGGATTGCCAACAACACGCCACCCAAACGATGAGTCGGGTTAATCAAGCCGCGATTTCCGCAAACAAAGAGGCCTTAATCGATTTTTTATGGCGTTTTCACAACGATGTCAATAAGCGTACTAAAACACTTTTTTACGCCAAATCTGCGTTGGATATATATAAAACCGCCAATACGTATCAGGTGGTTAAACATTTTATTCGGGTCATGAGCGCCACTTCGAATAACGAGAAAACGATGCTCCACGGGTTTCACCGGAATCTGTATATGAAACAATTTATCGAGTATATCAATCAAAATATTTCGAAATATAACTTATGAATCATCAAGTAAGATTACTGGAGATAAGCTGACCATTTTGATAAACTGAACACTTAAAGGTTTGCTTCGACGGCATAGAGCACTGCACATTATCGCTGCGCAGCTCATCAAAATACAGCAAGGAACTATACCCCAAGGAATAGAATAAAATATACCAAATCGTGCCAAGTAAAAAGCCTACAAGCGCGCCTAAGATAGTACCCGGGTAGGTTGTACATTTATTATCGACTTTTGTTAGCATATCAATCGCCAAGAGACACAACAAAAAGCTGAGCACCACATAATTCATCTGATTATTGTATTTCATAGGCAGGGTTAAGTACGCAATCGTAAATGCGATAATTAAAGTACTGGGATAAGGGCTATTGTATTTTGTCATGTGTGGTATATCAAACAAACTACACGAAAAAGCGGCGTCGTCGCTGACCTCGCTACCAATGATATTCATAAAAATAATATTAATAAAGGATGCCATCAAAATGCCAGCAATGTACACTAAACCTTTTAAATTTTGATTAAACAAAGAGGACAAAAACATAAAGAATACCAACAATGTTGGCGCTATAAATGAAAAAAATTGTAATATATTGGATAAGGTTAATGCGATGGCCATAGTATATATTAGATATATAATATCGCATTGCTCATTAAAATATTAACGGTATAACCTCTTCAATCGTTTCGACTGCGAAAAATTGTATACCCAATAACGCGGGTTTTGTCGCATATTTTTTCATAAATTTTTCAAAATCCTTGTCATTTTCTTGCGGATAAATAAACGTTTTAATCCCCGCGCGTAGCCCGCCGAGTATTTTCAATTCTAAACCACCAATGGCCGTAACGCGTCCTTGTAAACAGATTTCCCCCGTTATAGCCACGTCATTTTTTATTTGGCGGCCACTAAATAAACTATAAAGCACCATGGTAATCGCCGTGCCAGCCGAAGGTCCATCTTTCGGCGTGGCCCCCTCTGGCACGTGGACGTGTAGCCCTTGTGTTTTTTCTATTTTTTCCAAGGCCTTCGCATCCGATTTTACAAATAAAGCCCATGCTAGACTTTTGGCCACCGTCATGCTTTCTTTCATGACATCTCCCTGCATACCAGTCAATTTCAATTCCAAAAAAGCACTAGCCGGATAATACGCCGCTTCGATGGGCAAAATACCGCCTTTTCCCGCCGCATTCGCCCACATGCCATTAATAACGCCCACGCGTGGCGCCGTATGTATCTTCAACGGCCGCACTTCCACGTGTTCTTTCAAATAGTTGGTTTTAATATCTTCTATGGTTATGACAAACGGAATGTCTAATGCGATAGTATTTTTCAATATATTTAAATTAATCTCTCCGATTATTTCAAATAACAATTCTTTTAACTTCCGCACACCTGGTTCCGCTGTATAATCATTAATAATCGTTTCAATCACGCTATCGCTTATCGAAATCATATTCGCCAACCCCATTTTCTTGTAAATTTCCGGCAATATAAAGTTCCGCACGATAATCAGTTTATCTTCGACTGAAATAGTTTCAAATTTGATACGATGTATGCGGTCAAGCAAGATACGGTCGATTAAATCCGCGTCATTGTACGAAAAGATAAATAAAGCCTTGGAGAGATTTAAGTTAATGCCATTGAAATATTTATCTTGGAAGGTATCGTTCTGTGTCTGGTCAATTAAATGTGTCAGAATGCCGATAATTTCTTTGCCATTTTCCGTTTTACTGACCTTGTCTAATTCGTCGATGAAAATAATCGGATTCATAATTTTCGTGTCCATTAAAATATCGACAATGCGCCCCCAAGTGGAACCTACATAAGTATAATTATGGCCATCTAATGTACTCGAGTTTGTGCTGCCACCCATCGCAATAAAAGCAAACGGTCGGGCCACACCATGTTCGTCGAGTAAGCACTGGGCAATACCTTTTTTGGCCAAGGAGGTCTTCCCCACTCCAGGCGGCCCTTCAAAACCAAAACAATACCCTGTTATATCGCCATTTATCCACTGGCCGATAATACGTTCAATCTGCCGTTTGGCGTTCGTATGGCCGTAAACCGACAAGTCGAGGGTGTTCGCTACATTTCCCATAAAAGTATGCACCTGGGACATGTTTTGTTCAATACTCTTTAAATTCTGGTTTAAAAAGACCGCGAGGGGTTCGGTCTGTGTTATCGTTTCCATTAATATCAGCATTTCGTCTAGTGTGTCTTCGCTTTTTAAATAGTCTGTCAAAAGCAGCATAAATTCTTCACGCAATTGTGTTATCGTTTTCCCCGCTAATTTTAATGGTTTCTTTTCCTTTGTACTGCAATGTTTAAGTTTTTCATAAAATTCCAGCATTTTATTTCGCGTACAGGTCGCTATAATGGCGTGGGTCTTCTGTAATAAGTTCGCATGTAATTTATAGTGGCTCTTTAGACTGGGTATATATTTTTGTATTTCGAAACTTGTATAGGTGTCTTTCACCGGAAAAGGCAAGGCGCTAGACGTTTTTTCCAAGGCCTGGACTATGCTTGAAAAGAGTTTAATGCTCTGACTCATTAATTTAAGCACCGGCTCTTCCTTGTAGATTTCAAAGGGTATTTTGAGCAGGCCGTCCAAAAACTGCATAGCTTTCGAACCCGTATCCTCTGATTTCATTTTTACTTCCTTTAATTTTACCATGGCTTTCTCTTTCACGATGTCGCTGGTTTTCATTAAACAAATGCGTTGTTCGAGTGGTATTTTACTGACAGTCGTATTGGATAACGTATTGGTATAAACGACAATTTGTTTCATGATATCCCGAAAATATTTTTTGACCTGATAAGGTAAGCTGTCATATATTAACGTTTGTTCATACGTATCAATGATACCATTAATATCATTGGATAAGAGGTCGTAGAGTAAGTAGGCCAAATAATGGCATTCGTTCTCAGCCGAGTTAATTATCAGCATAATCAATACATTTCTTTTGTCGTATATTTCTTTGGCAACAAATTCATTGATGACCTGCACTAAAGGTTTTTTATTAATTATCTTAAATTGTTCGAGGTAAGAGTTATACTTTTGGATTAGTTTGCTGGTATTAAGGACCAGTATTTCTTTTAGGGTAAGACAATTTACAAATCTCTCGTAGGTTTTTTTACAGCCGCTTGCCCCTGCGCCGCTTGCCCATGCGCCGCTTGCCCCTGCCTCTAATTCAACCAACTTGTTTTGTATTATACTATTTTCAATATAAGCCGTCGATACATCTTCCATTATACCATAAACAATGAGCGTATGTTGTTTTTCTATATTGTGAATTGCGAATTTTATACCATAAACACGATTTTGAAAAATTATATCAAATATCTCATTTTTAAAATCAAAGCATTCGAAATTATCGGCCGTTTTACAAATGGTATCGTCGGTCGGTTTTAATTTGGCGTGCCAATCTAATATTTTATAGCGTACGGGCTTTACATAAGTATTCAATAAATTGTATTTCGCTACATATTTTTCTTCAATGTTATAATTATGCCCAATACAGATATGGATAAGATTTTCCAATTTTTCACAGCCATAAAGACTAATTAAAGTGGATATGTCGCCTACAATATCCTGTAGCGTATTTATGGTATCATTAAAATTATCGTCCGCTATCTTCGCTTCAAACGCCAGCCGTTCTTTTTTTAATTTTAAATAAATCGTTTCAGCATAAACAAGGCAGGAATTTAATTCGGTTGCTTCTAAAAAACCCATTATTTTATACAACTGATTTGTCCGGCTAACATTTTTCACAATATCTTGTAATTTAATGATTTTATTCTGTATAAGCTGATATGAATTCATATATTATATATACATATTAAGCTAACTAATATTTATATAAAGAATTTTTATATAGATATATATAGATATATATAAATTTAATATGGGTATTCCAAGTTATTTTTCATATATTGTGCGTAATCACCGCAATATAATCAAGAATTTTAAGCTGGGAAACGGGCCAAAAATTAATAATCTTTATTTGGACTGCAACTCTTTTATTTATGAAGCGCATCACAAACTTAGTCAAGCGGACACTGGCCAATATAAAAATTTCGGCCTCTACGAAGACGCTATTATTAAAGAGGTCTGTGAGAGTCTAGTGAAAATGTTTCAAACACTGCAGCCCAATAAGCGGGTTTTGATTGCGTTTGATGGGGTGGCGCCCTTGGCCAAATTAGACCAGCAGCGCAACCGGCGCTACATGACCGCTTATCAAAATGCCAACCCCAGCGCTTGGAATACAGCGGCGATTACGCCAGGCACCGCATTTATGAAAAAACTCGGCGATGATATTACCAAACGTTTCGCGCGCCCAGGTGAATTTGGCCTCGAAAGCATTATCGTTTCGACGGCAACGGAGTCGGGTGAAGGTGAACACAAAATATATGAGTATATTCGTGCCCACCCGGCGTATCACAAAGATACCCAAACCATTATTTACGGCCTTGATGCCGACCTCATTATGTTAACTTTAAATCATTTACATATCTCGGAAAACCTCTATTTATACCGCGAGACACCGGAATTTATTAAAAATATCGACAAGACCTTGAATCCAAACGAAAATTATCTCTTGGATATTCCACTCTTTGCCAAAACCCTCATCAATGAACTGTCAAAGGAAAAAAAGGCACTCGCTTCCATTACTTTGGACAACGCTGTGCTTTTTGACTATATTCTGCTTTGCTTCTTTCTCGGCAATGATTTTTTGCCACATTTTCCCGCTTTGAATATTCGCACGACGGGTATCAATCATCTTATTAATGCGTATAAATTCGTTTTTAGTGAGGGGAAAGAGACATTGACGAAAAATAGGCAAATCATTTGGAAAAATATGCGGAAATTTCTTTCCCACCTGGCTGTGAATGAATTAGACTTTCTAAAAGACGAATATGTTCAGCGAGAGAAGCAGAGCAAATATAATAAGCGGAGCAATGATAAGCAAAGCAATGATAAGCAAAGCGAGGACGAAAATCTCCTGCTGCCTTTGAAAGAGCGGGCACACGAACTCTATATTAATCCACAGGAAACTGGCTGGGAAACACGGTATTATAAAATTTTATTCAACACGCGGATTGACGACGACCGACGCAAAGAAATTAGCACAAATTATTTAGAAGGCTTGGAATGGACGCTGAAGTATTATTCGACCGGCTGTCCCGATTGGCGCTGGCAATATCATTATTATTACCCGCCGTTGCTCGCCGATTTAATTAAATTTGTGCCGTATTTTGACCACACGTTTGTTCCCCTCCAGCCCAAGCAACCGGTTTCACCGCTCGTCCAGCTCTGCTACGTCCTGCCGCCCACCAGTATGGCCCTTATTCCGTATGCGCTCCATAAAAAACTGCTTGCGGCGCACCTGGATTGGTATGTGGTCGATTATGTCTTTCTCTGGGCTTTTTGTAAATTCTTCTGGGAAGCGCATGTCGAATTACCACGGATAGATATTGATACGCTGGAAAGTATTGTTAAACAATAATTTAAATATATATATGCGTATATATATATAAATGTCTAAGACAATGCGAAAAGCGGTCATAACCGAATTAAATGTTGCGCAATTAAGGGCCATCCAGGCTATGCTGAAAAATCAGGTCATGGTTATTAAATTTGGCGCGGAATGGTGCGGGCCTTGCAAGACCATCGCGCCCGCTTACCAGGAATTTGTCTTGAATTGTCCCAACAATATTGTTTGCGCGGACATTGATGTCGATGAGAATTTGGATTTATACGCGGCCTTGAAAAAACAGAAAATGGTCAAAGGCATCCCGGTTTTCTTGGCGTTCTGGGGCGGGGTAAAGCGCGACGCCTGGTATATTCCCGATGATTCGGTCGTAGGCGCGGACCCGGCGACTGTCAATGAATTTTTTCTGCGCTGTGCACGGAAGGCACAAGAGCTGACAACCGAAGGCTATTCTTACTATACTTGAGCCAAAGGCTGTTATTAAACAAGCCAAAGGCTGTTATTAAACAAGCCAAAGGCTGTTATTAAACAAGCCAAAGGCTGTTATTAAACAAGCCAAAGGCTGTTATTAAACAAGCCGAATATTTTTACAACGTTCAACCAACATGACCTCCTGTAATAATTCTTTACGCAAGGTCTCCAAGCGCTCTTTTACTCTTCTTAGTCGTTCTTTGTCCGCCTCTTTCAAGCCTTTATTTTCGGCTTGACTGGCTTTCAATTTTTCAAGCTCGGTCTTAATCAAGACCACTGTCGCATTGATTTCCGTTTCCACTTCCGCCCGACTTATTTGCATACACTTTGCCTTTTCCACTCTATTTTTTATAGTTTTACAGCGTGCTTGGTTTTCTTTCAGCATCATTTTTAAGTTTTTGTGTGTTTCCCGCAGCCGTTTATTCAATTCTTTTATCGTATTTTCGTCTTGTTTGAGCAAAGCTTTTGCTTCGAGTTTGTTTAGAGTCTTCACCTGTTTATCCTCTTGGTCAAACAATTCGCGACGGACTTCATTGTCGGGCAAATGTGAGAGAATGACCGGCACGTCAATCATAATCGGTTGCGCAAATTGCGTCGGGTCTTGTTCCCGGTTTAAATAACTAATATAGCCACTCAATTTATCCGCTAATTTTTTCACACCCGTCTCGGTTAACAGCGCCTCCGCATTCATATACGTGCGTTTAAATTCCGCGAGGTCTGTGGTGATATGTTCGCTCGGGGTTTCCTTACATAAATTAATGAGTTGAAACAATTCCAGCGGGCTATTGGTAAAAGGGGTCGCTGTCATGAGCAGTAAACGTGCGGAATCTTTTCCTGATGTATCATAACTCTTTTGGAGCAAGCGCGCCATTATTTCCATGTTCGGGCGTTCCCCTGCCTTCAAATCACCACCATAGAGTTTATGCGCCTCATCAATAACAATCAAGGTTTTCTTGAGAATATCGGCTTTGCCATTGCGTTGTATCAGTTTGTCCATGTAGACATTATGCGCGCCGGGTGTCAAAAGATTACTGAAGGTTTTATAGCTAATCGGCTCAATCCAGTTTTTGCTGAGTAGATTTTTTCGTCGGGTTAAATCCTCCGGCATGACCAAACCTTTTTTCATTTTTTCGGCCAAGAGCAGATGGCAGACATCGTCAAACATATTTTTGTAGACATCACTTTTCAAGGTTGTGCGCGTGACCCATAAAATTGTATACCCTTCTGGCTCGAAGGATGCAGTGGCGGTTGCGATAGCACTGCACGTTTTGCCTGTACCTACTGAATGGAATAAAAGTAAACCTTTATACGGCGACTGTGGTGTGAAAAAAGTTCGAACAAAATCTTGGGTGGGATTTAAGGACATGATGCGAGCGCCGCCGGCTTGCTTCGCTTGGCCTTGCTCCACACACTTATTTTCTACTTTAATCTCACTCCACGTATAATTCTTGACATAATTGGTTTTAATGAAATCACGCATTTTTTGAAAGTTCAGTTTTTTTCGTGGCGGGCCGACCGCGGCTTGTTTTAATTGACTATCGGTTTTTCCTTTATAGTCCACTATATCGTAATTCATTTCGGTCGTAGGCGCCACATAGGGCACGAGGTCTAATTGTTGCATAACTTCTGCCGCAATTTGTAAAGGGCTGCTTTTTGTGTTTTTTGTGCTTCGCTTGGCACTGCTTCGCTTGGCCTTTTTAGTGTGTCTTGTCAGCAGCGAGCGTTTGATACGAATTCGTTTGCTTGTCTTGGCACTGCTCTGCTTGGGACTGCTCTTTGTGCTCGGTCTTACTTCCATATACGAGCTTGGTGTTTCGGAGATTTCCATATACGAGCTTGGTTTTTCCGGCTTTATGTCCAAGTAGGAGGACGGTCTTTCGGGCTTTATGTCCAAGTAGGAGGGTGGTTTTTCCGGCATGATTTCCATATACGAGGTTGGTTTTTCTGGCTTTATATCCAAGTAGGAGGGCGGTTTTTCTGTCTTGGGACTGTTCGGCATGATTTCCATATACGAGGTTGGTTTTTCGGGCTTTATATCCAAGTAGGAGGGCGGTTTTTGTTCTTTTGTACCTAGCGAAGCTTTTGTACCTAGCGAAGCTTTTGTACCTAGCGAAGCTTTTGTACCTAGCGAAGCTTTTGTACCTAGCGAAGCTTTTGTACCTAGCGAAGCTTTTGTACCTACTTTGGTCATTCTTTTCTTTGTCGTCTTATATAAAAGCGCCGGCACAAAGGCCGCTCGATTCGCCCATTCTTTATTCACTTGTGTACAATAGTCCGGGTGCGTTTTCATATACGCACACAAATAAGCGCGCGGGTGTTTGACTGGTACATTTTTCCGCGGATGCCCGTATTTTACATAGACTTTAAATAAAAAATCAACGGTAGCTGGGATATCTTTTGTAGAGCGCAGCCCGCATTTGCCTTTACACTCGACATTATTGTTTTTTGAAGCGCCGCCCACCGAAGAATCAGGCGAAGCATCAGGCGAAGCAGAAGCAGATTGTTGTTCATACAAATACGCCATATCCTCCAACCTGTGAATATTTTTCGTAAGTTCAAAATCCACCGAGAAGACCGGTGCCAATTTATACAATTGTTCCGCCAAATTTGTTAAGCTTTTATCAAACCGGCTATACAAAATCGCCGCATCTTTCAATTTTACCGCCTTTGAAAAAATTCGTTTATCCTCCTCCGGAAGCAGGCTCATGTCAGTCGCCTCATAAAGCTCTTTGATATCCTCCGGTACGGCAATATAATAATTATAGACAAAGAGCGGCCAACCCACATTCGGCTCAAAATTTAGGCCTTTTTGGCCACACGTCCGGGTGGCCCGCCCAATGGTTTGTTTTAAATCAGCCACCGTGAGCGACGGCTCAAAAATATGGACATATTTCACATCAAACAAATCAATACCTTCTTTAAACCCGCTGTCCAGAATAATAAAGCGCATATTTTCGCCGTGAATGTTGTCGGGACGTTTGTTGTAGAGTGTCAGCACTTCTTTCTTGAATTTCTGGTTGAATTCCGAGTTAAAAATAGCGGAAGACGAGAGTAAACCAAACGCTTTGCCATCTTTTCCACTGGGGGCCAAAGTCAGTTTCAAAGACTTTTGACCGGGCACCGCGCGAGTTGTGATGAGATTCTTATACCCGTTGGCAATAAATGCGGACGCCAGGATTTTCGCACCGTAGCCTTCTTCCTTTACATCGGAAAAAATAAAATGCTTGAAATGGTTGCCATGGGTTTGCATATCGTTTTCATCTAATTGTTGAATAATTTGAAAGAGCTGCTCGAGTTTAGGCGAGGCATTGTGAATGGCTTCTTTTACTTGCACAGGGTCAAATTTCCTGTTATCTAATTTATGTTCGGGCAGCATTTTGCTCCAATTCTCGGTTTGCCGCATACACGTAAAAATCTTGTCGCGCTTTTTCTGGGAGGCCCCCCTTGGGGGCGATGCCCCCACAACCCCCCTTGCGGATGCTTCCGCTGAGGATACCCCCACAACCCCCCTTTGAGATGCTGAGGATGATGACCCTCTTTCAGATGTTACCCCAGATGGGGGGGTCAGGGGGGGTACCCCCCTACAGTAGTCCCGCGTTTTATAGCAATTTGTCACCTCAGCAAGGGTATCACTATCGATTTGCCCACCTTTATCCGGGTGATTTTTCAAGAGCCAAGCTTTCATTTCGGCTGGTGAATTTAATTCTAACTCACAAAGGAGTTTTTGATTACACGCCATTATTATATATACATATAATAATAATGGCTCTCTTCTTCTGTAACATGCTGTGTTCGGTCTATTCGGATAATACAAAATTCTATAAACCCCACACTTTGGCCGCAAGTATCGGCTCCACCGTTCGCAATTCTCGGGCCGTCGCGCGGCGTACATAACATATTATAATACTTTTGTAGTATAATATGCAAAAAGCAAACAGTGTTGCGGAGGCAAGCATGGCAGGTATAGACCTGAACATTGAAAATTATGAGCTAAATGATTTATTAGCACTCTTTAAGCTCGATTTTGAATTTAATGCGGATGACCTCAAGCGGGTCAAGAAGATGGTCATGCAGACCCATCCTGATAAATCCGCTTTAGATAAGACCTATTTCCTTTTTTTCAGTGCCGCCTATAAAATCATCTTTTCCATCTACGAATTTAGACATAAAAGTTCCAAAAATCAATCAACGGAGTACACTGTGGAAAAAGACGAAGAAAAAGAAGTGCTCCTGAAAGGCCTACAGAAAAAACCCCACTTCAATAAAATCTTCAATGAACTCTTTGAGAAACACCGCATCAAAGATGACGAGAATGAAACGGGTTATGGCGCCTGGATTAAATCCGAAGAAAATATGGATACCCGCACGACAACCCTAGGACAAATGAACGCCACTTTCGAACAGAAAAAACGCGAAGTCAAAGAGCTTATTCCCTTTAAAGAAGTCGAAGAAATGGGTGCCTCCTCCGGCCAGTTTGATTTAACACGCGATAAACCCGAGTATTATTCCTCTGCGCTCTTTAGTTCGCTCCAATACGAAGATTTAAAAAAAGCGCACGTGGAAAGCGTGATTCCCGTCACGCACGAAGATTATTTGGCGCGCCCGAAATTTAAAAATGTCCTCGAATTACAAGCCGACCCCACCTACAACGATACCAAACCACTCTCCCTAGACCAAGCCAAAGATTATCTCCACAAACGCCAATCCTATCAAGCACAGAATGACGTACAGCGGGCCTATAAACTCGCCAAGCAAGACGAAGTTTCGCGCAAAGCCAATCAAGGTTGGATGAGTGGCTTCAAGCAAATTACGATGTAAGCTACACAATGTAAGAGATATACGTCGTAATTATTTATTTGTTTATATATATATAATGGCCTTACCTAAGTTCAGTCAATACACCCATTATATATATCCATTAACGATAACCCTCGTCTTGAGTTTAATTTATAATAAATACAAATCCGGGGAAGACGAAGAAGAACATATGAAAAATTACCACTTGGTCAAACAATACTTGCTAAACGATTCTTCTTTAGCTCAAAGCAAAAAACCCATCATTTGGATTCATATGGATTACGAAGCGAATAGCCGCCACTGGCAAAGTTTTTTCTCCCGCAAAACGGAGGACCTCAATCAGCCTTACCAGTATTTAACATTGAAATCCATCATTGATAAATGCGGCCAAGACTTTAATGTCTGTCTAATTGACGATGAAACGTTTCCAAATATTCTGCCTGGTTGGAATGTGGATTTATCACTGGTAGCCAACCCCATAAAAATGAAAATCCGCAAGCTGGCCTTGGCGAAAACCTTGTACGCCTACGGTGGGTTGCTTTTGCCCAGCTCCTTCCTCTGTTTTCAAAATTTAGCACCACTGTATGAGTCTTTAACCGCCGGAAACAAAATGTTTGTTGGCGAACTAATCACGCGCACCGAAGCCGCCGACCAAATAAGTTTTTTCCCCAGTACAAAAATTATGGGGTGTCAAAAAGAGTGTCCACTTATGGCATCTTTTATTGCTTATTTAGAAGTCACTGCCTCCACTGATTTTACCGCGGAAAGCCACTTTATAGATGCGAATGGACGCTGGTGCTATGAAAAAATTCGCCAAGGACAAATGAATATAATTCCGGCCGATATGCTCGGCGTGAGAGATACCGCAGGTAAACCCGTCACCCTCGAAATCTTAATGAGCAATAATTTTCTCAATCTCTCGGAACGTGTGCAGGGCCTCTATATCCCCGCCGATGAAATTCTCAAGCGACTCAATTACCAATGGTTTGCGCGTTTGTCCGCCAAACAAGCCTTGGAGTCGGATACCACCATCGGCAAATATTTACTGATTAATCGCTAGGGGGGGTAAACCCCCCTGACCCCCCGGGTGCGTTGGGGAGGATGTATCCCACTTCCGTTTGGTTGGCGAACGCACTTGGGTGTAAACATCCGCTCATCACATCCGCTCATCGCATCCGCTCATCGCATCCGCTCATCACATCCGCTCATCACATCCGCTCATCACATCCGCTCATCACATCCGCTCATCGCATCCACCTAATTCGTCTGCTCACCCAATTGGGGGGTGAGGGGGGGCACCCCCCTGTAGATGAAATAAACAATTTCATAGGTCGAATTATTATACACCAGCTGTGTATCATATTTTATTCCAATACTATTACATAGCTGCCTGAGAACCGTTATGAATTTAATGTAGTCCATTTTTCTGCGCACATAATGCTTTTTCGAGTCATAATAATAGACATCTAGTCCTTCGACAAACGGTTGTATGGTCTCACGAAATACCGCTTTTTTATATAAACTTTTATTGAAAATAAAATACGTCTCCGTCTCTTCGCCATTTTCTTTTAAAAACAGCCATAAGAGTTCCGGTTCTATTATCGTTTTAAATATTTGATTTTTCATTTATATATATATAAATTTTATATATCTATAACACTCTATATATATAAATATATTTATGTAAATATCTGTATTAAATTATTAGTAAAATGCGCCAGTTCGATTTCATCTTCGTGTACATTATTAAAGATGGTTATGTATTTACAAATATACGGTATGATGGCATATTTCTCCTCTTCCGTTAAAAGGGCCGTGTTTTTTAAATAAATAAAATAATTGTCCAAAATATCCATGACGGAATAACCGCGGTTCGATAAGGTATATATGAGCGTAATGGCTTTGCGTAAATCCTTCTCCTGCTTACAGATGGTCGTAAATTGGTTAAATTCATAGAAAGAGATATTCGTACAGACTTGATTCGCCAATTCAAACGTAATCTCTTGGTTCAAGAGTTTGAATTTTTCCAAATAATTCACAATAATCCGGATGGATTTATTACTAATCGATATAATAAAATCGGACACCTCGGGCGTAATCTGGATATTCTCTAAGCGACAAATTTTCCCAATAATTTTTACTAATTTATTTTCGGGCAAGTTCCGTTTTTTTATAATGGTCAAGCGCGACTGTAAACTATCAATGACCTTTTGTGTATTGATACACGACCCAATGAAATGCACATTGTGACTATACTTGTCAATATAATTGCGAAACACTTGCTGACTCTGTTCGTTGATAAAATCGATATCATCCACCACCAGGATTTTCTTCTTCCCCGAAACGCCACTCGGCGTCTGGCAGAAGGTTTTCACATCAATGCGATAATAAGAAATGCCTTGTTCTTTCAGATTATTGATATAGAGAATATTGTCATTGCCTGCGATTGTAACGGTTCCATAGTATTCGTGTATAATCGCATTGATTAAAGAAGTCTTGCCTGACCCCGAATCCCCAATAAAAAGGATATTCAAAACATTCATTTCCAGTAAGGTTTTCAAGAGAATATTCAAATCTTCTTCTAAGTCAAATTCATTCAGCCAAAGTGGCTGATACTTGTAGAGAAAGGGTTTTTCCATATTAATATTTGTAAATAACCATTTAAGCTTATATTCTTTTATTATAAATAATGAGTAATTTTTATGAAATCTTGGGCGTGAGCGAAACAGCAAGCCAAGAGGATATTAAAAAAGCCTATCGAAAATTATCGCTAATGTATCACCCCGACCGCAATGCGAATTCGCCTGAATCCACTTCGAAATTTCAGAGCATTAGTGCGGCATATGATGTGCTCGGCGATGAAGAGAAACGGCGCCAACACGACATGCAGGCAAAAATGCAGTTTGGGCCGGGCGGCATGCCCTTTTTTGCGAATGGCGGCATGCAAGGTGGAAACATGCCCTTTTTTTCGAATGGCGGCATGCATAACATGCATAGCGGAAACATGCAAGGTGGTGGCATGCCTACTTTCTTTACCACCGGAAATGGCGAGTTTGACCCATCAGATATATTGAATTTTGTGTCCAATAATTTTTTCGGTGGCATTAAAATTGACGGACAGCCTATGCGCGGCAATATGTTTAACCTAGATAACCTCAAGCAGCGGCTAGCGAAACCCACCCCTATTATAAAAACAGAAACCATAACATTGAGCAAGGCTTACATGGGCTACAATATGCCGATTGAAATAACCCGGTGGATTGTGGAAGGCGATGTAAAACGCGAAGAAACCGAAACAATTTACTTACCTATTCCACGTGGTGTGGATAACAATGAAATCATTATTTTGCGCGAGAAAGGCAATAGTCTCTCCGAAAACAACAAAGGCGATATAAAAGTTTTTATTAAAATCCAAAATGACACGGAATTTGTGCGCAACGGTTTAGATTTGATTCTGAATAAAACCATTAGTTTAAAAGATGCGTTGTGTGGATTTTCCTTTGATATGGCCTATTTAGATGGACGGGTTTTTAAATTGAATAATAATGTCGGAACCATTATAACACACAATTATAACAAAGTGCTCCCTGGTTTAGGTATGAAACGCGAAGAACATGTCGGCAATTTACTCATTAATTTTACAGTGTCTTTTCCGGAACAGTTGTCGGAGGCGCAAATTGAAGCGTTGCGCACAATACTTTAAATTTTATAGCATTTTTTATGTAGACACGTGGAACACTCGGCCTTACAGACAAAGATAGGTTTTATTACAAGCGGTATTGTTACTGGCGGTATTACGGGCGGTATTGTTACTGGCGGTATTACAGGCGGCATTATTATATATATATACATTATATATGTCTCTGCGTAAGTCCTCCTCTGGTAAAAAAGGCATACCGACACCACCGCCTTTGCCTTCAATTCGTTCCAGCAAGGTATCCAGAAAATCACCAGTAGAAGTGAAAGTTATCCATCATTCTGGTGCTACAATTGGGTATGATGGGCTGGGTCAGGTGAACTGGCTCAAAGATGTCAGCACGGGAAAAATTTATACAGAATATGCGAATGGACCCCTCGACTTAACCCGGCAGGAAATTAGAGCTATCGAAAAATCAAACGATAGAATACTGGGAAGAAACCAATCTAAAACCCGTGGTGGTAAACGGCGGAATAAAACCCGAAAACAGCGCAAGAGTCGAAGGAGTCGGCTACGCAAGACTTAAGCATCGCAAGACTTAATCTAAGCATTCTTTTCAATCAACACTGCCTTGGCGATTTTTTTCATGATTTTATTTTCGCTGTCCACGAATTCCTCTTTCCCACCCATCGACTGGCCTATCATCTTGACATAGACATCATTCAGATGATGCTGGATGTTCATACAATTGGGGTGCTTCTGGCTCCACGGCACCAACAGCGAGCTGTTCTTATAGGTCACGTGCTTTATGGCCATACGCAGCTTATCGTAAGTCGCATTCTCTTTTTCCCAGACATTGTCATCCTTGACATAGATGATTTCACGCTTGGCATCGCTACAATGAATCGGACGTTTGTAAATATCCAATTCATTCAATTTCCGTATAATAATATTACTAATCCCTTCCACATACCCGAGCGTCCCGACATCTTCCAGGTCCGAGAGTTCGAGTGTCATGGAATTGACGAAATCCATAATGTTCATGGCGTCCTTGCATTTCTCGTTCAAAAAGACCTGCAGATTGAACGTTTTGTTGTGGCTGTTGTTATGGGAAATATATGTCCCGCTATTTTTCGTACAGACATCCAACACTTGCTTCTGCAATTCATAATTCTGTTTATGTATTTCCTGATTCTGTTTCAATAATTCCGCATTGTTTTTTACCACTTCCATAACGAGATTGGTTAAAAAGGCCATTTCTAAAGGATTCTCAATTTTTGATACATTGGGTTTGTATGTACATATTTTTTTATGTTTCCATAATCCGCTGTGAGTTATATATTTTTTTTCACATTCGCACTTGTATTCTTTCTTTGTGGTGAAATTTGTTTCTTTATTGGTTCCATTTTGTTTCTTTTTATGTTTCTGTGTCAATAAATGACGCTTCCACTCCGAGGGACGAGAGCATTTGATACCACAAAATTCGCAAGTTAAATTTTCGGTGAAATTCGTGAAAAAAACGGGTTCCATTTCCTTTATATATGGAAGTATTATTTATTTCCTAAATGGTTTTTCAAAAAAACACTAAAAAAATTATGCTCACAACATTTTTCGCGTTTTTTTGAAAATGAGAGCATTATGCTCACACCTGCTTTTTTCGTCCGGTTTTTGCAGAGGCGATTCGGCCTTTTCAGAAAATGGACATTTTATAAATGTCCAAATTTCATTTCTGAGTTTCAAACCCAAAAAATACCCGATTTTAGGATTCTTGATTATTTATAGAAATATGCGTAAAATTATCTAACCAGCGTTATATATAAAGAACTTTTTATTCTAGTACTATGTATAGCGAAAATGCGTAGAAACGCCACCCGTCATAAACGCTTTAATAAAAAGAATAAAACCCGTCGCAGTCGCATGGGCGGGGCAGAACACAACGTATCAGAACACAACAAACTATTTGTTTATCGCTCAACGCAAGTGTCGACCCAAGCCAATACAGACCCTACCTATAATGAAATTGGTGTTATTCATATAACTGAATCGGGTGCAGTCAACATATTACGGGCAGCCGCTACTGATATTTTAAACGTATTTGGCAAGAAAGGATTTGATAATACAATTTATGACAAAGCGCGAAATGAGGCCTTGGCCAAACTGATGGAACAAGTGTCCCCCAACCAAAAGGTCTGTAATTTACGAATGGAGATTGAAAATGAATCAGCTGCTAAATTGTTCTTTATTCATTTGTATGGCACGCTTTTAGAAAAAGAGAAAGAAATTGTCAAACCTATTGCTTAAGTGGAAAAACCAATAGTTAACAACTTTTGTCAATCAAAACAGTCTTGGCAATTTTCTTCATGATTTTATTCTCGCTATCAACAAACTCTTCTTTGCCGCCCATGGCTTGCCCTATCATCTTCACGTAAACATCGTTAAGATGATGCTGAATGTTCATACAATTGGGATGTTTTTGGCTCCACGGCACCAACAGCGAGCTGTTTTTATAGGTCACATGTTTTATGGCCATCCGCAGCTTATCGTTGGTATCGTTTTCCTTTTCCCAGACATTATCGTCCTTGACATACATGATTTCGCGTTTCCCGTCGCTACAATGAATCGGGCGTTTGTATATATCCAATTCACCGAGTTTGCGGATAATAATATTACTAATCCCTTCCACGTAGCCGAGCGTCCCCACATCCTCCAGGTCCGAGAGTTCCAATGTCATGGAATTGACGAAATCCATAATGTTCATCGCATCCTTGCATTTTTCATTCAAAAAGACCTGCAGATTGAAGGTTTTGTTATGGCTGTTGTTATGCGAGATATACGTCCCGCTGTTATTCTTCGTACAGACCTCTAATACTTGCTTCTGTAATTCGTGGTTCTGTTTCGATAATTCGGCGTTGTTTTTTACCACTTCCATGACGAGGTTGGTTAAAAAGGCCATTTCTAAGGGGTTCTCTTTTTTCTCGGGTTCAATGGGTTTGACATAGTCGCATTTTTTTTTATGATACCAAAGACCTTCTCTGGATTTGTATTCCTTATTACAGAGCGAACATATATTTTCGCGCTTTTTTATGACTTTTTCTGTTGAATTTGTTAATAAATTGGTTAAATTTTTATGTTTCAAGGTAGTTAAGTGTTTATTATAATTGCTTTTTTTAGAGCATACGAACCCACAAGTTTCACAACTAAATTTTAAGGCATTTTTGGCTTCCATTTCTGTTAACATTTGTTATACAATGTCGCAACATAAAAAAATGCCTAAACAATCCGCGAAAAAACACGCAAAAAATTAGCATCACAAAGTTTTCCAACATTTTTCGAAAATGAGAGCATTATGCTCACAAGTCGTTTTTTCGTCCGGTTTTTGCAGAGGCAAATCGGCCTTTTCGAAAAATGGACATTTTAAAAATGTCCAAATTTCATTTCTGAGTTTCAAACCCAAAAAAACACGATTTTAGGATTCTTGACTATTTATAGAAATATACGCAATATTCTCTATAAATGATTATATTTTTCGCTTAGCTTTCTTGGTCATAGATTTGGTTTTGCGTCGGCTATTTTTGCGCTTGGTCTTTTTATGCTTGCGTTTGGTCTTCTTATGCTTAGCATTGCCCTTAGCAACGGCGGTTAACAGCTGCCGACAGGCCGGTGAATAACAGGTTTTTAAACTCGGTGTTTTCATACATTGCGGTGAATAGCATACATGTTTTATTTTGTGCATATACTCTATATGAAGATTAAAAACGGCATCCGCTATGAAAAGAATGGGTGGACCTATCTCTCCATCAAAGGGAGCCCGAGCGCCATGGGCTATGCGCATGGCTATTTGGTGGCCAAAGAATTAAAAGAAATCTTTAAAATGCTGGATTTCATGCTTTACGAAGATTATGGCTACAAGCGCGAAATGTTCAGCGATATTGTCGGTGGAATTTGGGGGCCGACTATCGCGAAGAACTACCCTGAATACTATGAAGAAATCGAAGGTATCACCAAAGGGGCGAATGCGGGCGGCTGCTCTGTCTCTTTGGACGATATGATTATGTGGAATTGTTTCGCGAGTGTCGATTCCTTCTTTAGCGTGGTGCCTGACGTCATCAAGGACTACCCAGAATTGAACAAAAAATACGGCGACCTTTTTTCAGCCGGCGTAGCCAAAGGGCATGGCGAAGGCGGCGGCATATCTGATGTATATATGCCAGGTGTTTCGACATTTATTCGGTCGAGGTCAGGCGGCAGCAGTGTCTCAGGCGGTAGCAGTGTCTCAGGCGGTTATACAAGTTCAGCAGGCGAATCGGTTTTCTCATCAGCACAATCAGGTGGCGCCATACCCATCGTTAAGCGTTTCCTCGCTGGCGGCAGCCCGGACCGCTGTTCCGGCTTTATGGCGGTCGGCAGCTATACCAAAGACAAGAAAATCGTCTGTGGCCACATTACGTTCGACAATTTCATCACAGGGCAATACTATAATATTATGTTAGACCTCCAGCCCACCAAAGGCGCCCGCATTCTCATGCAAACAGCGCCTGGCAAAATGTCCAGCGAAACCGATTTCTACGTGACTAGCCACGGGTTCATGTGCACGGAAACGACGATTGGCGGCTTCAATAAATTCGAATTGAAAGACCCGATTTGTGTGCGCATCCGCGCCGCCATGCAGTACGGCCGCACCTTGGACGAAATCAAAGACCACCTGGTTAAAAATAACAGCGGTGATTACGCGAATGCGTGGCTGATAGGCGATACAAAAACCAATACCATCATGCGGGTGGAGCTGGGTTTGAAATATGTCAATGTCGAAAAGAAGAAGGACGGTTGTTTTATTGGCTTTAACAGCGCGGACGACCCCCGCCTCCGTAATTTGGAATGCGCCAATACGGGGCATTTTGATATGCGGCGGCACCAAGGGGCCCGCCACGTCCGTTTGACGGAATTGATGGAGCAGCACAAAGGTCAAATTGACCTGAAAATCGCCGAAGAAATTATGGCTGACCACAAGGATGTCTATTTGAACCGGGTTAATCCCTGCTCGCGCACCGTTTGTAGCCACTATGAACTGGATGACCGGGCGTTTATGTCGGACCCCTCCCGACCGAAACCGTTTCAGCCGCGTGGTTCGCTGGATGGAAAAGTGTGCGACACGACGCTGTGTAAGAAGATGGGCTTCATGGCGCGCTGGGGCACTTCCTGTGGTATTCCCTTTGATAAAGCCGAATTCTGTCGACGCAATATCATCTGGGCCATCCAAGAACCGTATCTTCATGACCGCCCGCAACAGCCGTGGACGGAGTTCACGATACACAAAGGCGCTATCGGCGAGAAGAATATGACGAAAAAGAAAGAAGAGAAAGTCCAGCAAATCAAACGGACCAAGAAACAAAGGTTGAAGTTATAAATCAAATTTTATATTTTTTATTATAAAATTTGTATTAATCAACATATTCATGTTTTACTCGATTGCCTACATGCGTTATAATATTGTAAGGGGTGGTTCCACTGGGTTTGGCAAAATCAATTGCGGATGTAAACCCTTTATGTTTATCACCAAAAAAACGAACTTCATCGCCGAGGTTGTCGCCTTTCTTGGCCTGTATTACAATTTGGTCCATGCTTTCTAACCCTAATACTTTCCGCTTGGTTCCATTTACCATGACGTGTATTTTTTCGTGCGGAACGAGTGGTAATAAATCGGCATAACCAATGGGAATAATCGCAATATATTCTTTATGATGCGCAATATATTTTCTATCATAACCGACGCCAGCACCCTTTGGTATATATTTTAATTGTACTATTTTAGAGGATAAAGATAAGGCTTGAATTAAATTTTTATTCTGACTTTCATCTATCCCAAAAAATCCTTTACCGCTTCTAACCATTTGAAAATCGGAAACGTCATAATTAAGAATACCATTTGTTGCCGCAATATGATATAATTCAGGTTTAATATTTAGTTCAGTTAGGTCTTGCCTTAATTTTCGAAACAAATGGAGTTGTTTCAGTGTTGGATTATTGTTTTTTGTTTCAGCACAACATAAATGTGACATGATGCCGACCAATTTAAATTTTGGGTCGTTTGTAATTTGGACTGCGGCCGCGATGGCATTTTCATATGGAATGCCATTTCGGTCAATACCGGTATCAATAAATAAATGCACATTTGCCTTTGCGTTTTTCGGGAGTGATTTGGAAATAATGGGTATATGTTTATCGTCAAAAATACCAATATCAATATTATTTTCTACGGATTTTCTTACTTGATTACTATTTACATCATACAACCATCCTAAAAGTTTTCCAGTGTCTCCACTATTTCTAATTTGCATAGCTTCGCCGAGCGTTGCAACTCCAATATAGTTTACACCTAATTTTCTACAAATTTTTGCGATTTCAATAATTCCGTGTCCATAAGCATTGGCTTTTAAAACTGGCATAACATCGCATCCACTCTTTTTTTTTAAATAGTCAAGATTATTTTTTAATGCCTTTTTACTTACAACCGCAGTTATAATTTTAAACTCATTTGGTATTTTATTTACACATTTTTTACTGTTTTTATTTTTTATATTTTTTTTGTATATTTTTCTTGTATGTTTTATCAGTTTTCTGGTGTTTTTATATGTCATTATATACTATAAATACATATAAAGTTAAAACGCTTTATATTTATAAATGGCCACTTTGAAACGCATCAAAAAAGAATTAGACGAGATGCAAAAGAATCCGCCGGAAAATTGCTCCGCGGGCTTGGTCGCTGAGCATGACCCCTTCAACTGGCAAGCAACGATTATGGGGCCGGAAGGGAGTCCTTATCATGGGGGTATTTTTTATTTGAAAATCCATCTCTCGGCCGACTATCCCTTCCATGCCCCGCACATCACTTTCATAACGAAAATCTATCATTGTAATGTGAATGCGAATGGTTCGATATGTCTGGATATATTAAAAGATAAATGGAGCCCGGCGTTGACCATTAGCAAAGCGCTGCTGAGCATTTGCTCGTTGATGGATGACCCGAACCCCATCGACCCTTTGGTCTTTGACATTGCCGAGCTCTTAATGAAAGACAAAGCGAAGCATGATGCGAATGCGCGCGAGATGACAATGCGGTACGCAATGGGGTAACGCCACTGCGTATGCCCCGCCCACCCCCGTTTTTAATGAAGGGCGAGTGTATCCACAAATTTTTTATCAGTAAAAAATACATTTGACACAATTATAAGCACCTAAAAGTAGTCTTTTTTTATGGCAATACTGCTTCCTTTTCGCTCGAGGACCTCTTCCATCGTTTTTCCATGTGTTTCGGCGATTTGCTGTGCCACCAACTGCGTAATAAATTTCGGCGTCAAGCCGAGCGCACGATTCCCACTGCCGTGTCCCGCGCCATGGGGATGGATATGGAGATATTCCTGGCCCTTTTGCGAAACCTTTTGGTCCAGAATACAGGCCCGGATTTTCGCATAATCACTGTCTAGGATTGTCCGAATAGCGATGGGCAACTGGGCCATATCACAGAAGACGACGGCGAGCATAGGGGTGGCCAAGAAGAGTTGGTCGAGTGTTTTGTTTTTTTTGCTTATCATCCGCCCGCACCACTAAGAGGAAGCGCTGGCTCTTGGTATAATACTTACATTCCGCAAAATTCGCACATTCGCTAAGCGCCTGAAAGGTTGTATAATCTTGTGTATTGCCCACATTGGTCAAGGTCTGCCGCTCTTTGGCGTTCCGGTTGCCATTCGCCAAGGTTTTCAGCGCACATGATTTTATATCGAGCCCACACGCCAGGTCGGCCGCTGCGTCGCAGTTGGGTTTTTGGCCAAAGAGGCCCAGTTCAACAACCTTGCCAAACAAGCCTTTATCTTTCGCATTGCTCTCTTTCTGTAGCGCACTGCGTAATTCGGTGTCGCTTGGTAAGCCAGTACAAATGGTGCGCGCATAAGCCAAGACTTCGCCACAGGTTTTCGTACCTTTTAGAAAGAGATTTAACCCATTGGTATAGCTTAAGAGCACGGGATAGGTAGTGACCACTTCAGCAATTTTAAAGGACATGGTTGTTTTTATTGGAACGGTGGCAGGCTTTAAATCAATTTTATATAAAAATTGAAATTAATTATTAATTAATACGAATTATTTAATAATAAAAATGGATTATGTATCAATGTTTCTTCAAGAGGAAAAGAAGAATAGAGGACCATTCGGCCATTTATCAGGAAGTAATGGGATTGGTGGTAATCCAGGCTTTCGAGCACGTATGGAAGCGGCGCAACAATTAATGGCTACAAAAGCAGATGAAACTCCCGTCAAAGAAAAAGCCAAAAAGGGTAAAGCGGATGACGCGCCAGTCAAAAAGAGAGCGAAAAAAGAAAAAATACCAGCAACCTTGAAAAATATACTGTGGCATAAATATTTCGAAACATCACTTACGGGCTTATGTCAGTGTTGTAAAGTGGAAAACATAAGCAAAGCTATATTTGACGCGGGACATATTATAAGCGAAGCAAACGGCGGAAAAGTTGTGTTAGATAATCTGAAACCGATTTGTAAATTATGCAATTCATCTATGGGGAAAACAAACATGGATGAATTTATGAAAAAATACGGAATATAATGGCATAAGTCCAAGCAATTATTTAATAAATTCCATATTTCAGTTTTTTTATATTTTTATTAAGCGGTTGCGACGGCGCTCTTGGCAAAGTGGGGGCTCATGTAGCGCTGAAGGTTGAAGTAAGTCAACTCCTCGCCACTGTTCAGCTTGAGCAGGGAAGCCAATTTCATATCAAAATTGATTCGACGTCCGTTGGTCTTGTCTTGCAGCTGGTTGTCACGAATGTAGGCATTGAGTTCACGAGTGACTTCCGTGCGAGCCATTTGGGTGCCCTTTCCTTTTCCGAGAAAAGCGGCTAATTCGTCACTAATTAACGTGGGCTTGACAAAGCCGGATGGGGAACGGGTTGCCGTAGCACGCTTGCGCATGGGGCTTGCTTCGAGAGTGGTTTCAGGCTCACTCAATGGTTTATTCTCCAAAGTGTGGATTCTATTTTCCAATGATGCTATTATTGTTTTCAGTTGTTGAATTTCTTTCATAAATTCGGTTGCGACGGAAGTTGTTTCAGACGTTATTGAGTTCGACATTTTGGTTGGTTGTTATTACATTAAAAATAAATGTAATAACTATTTCAATTTTATTATAATTTGCGGCGGGTTTTGCGTGGTATTTTCACGTGCCGTTGTTTTTTCGTTTTCTTGCCGCCAACTTTTCTTAATTTTGCCCGACTTATTTTTATTGTCGGACCTGGTTTGTCTGTTTTTTTCGGTGGTGTTTTTTTCTTGGTAGCGGCTTTGGGCGAAGAAGATTTTTTGTCAATACTATCAGTCTTAATAGAAGATGAGCTAGATTTTTCACTGGAACTTGCGTCTTGTTCAATGATTTTTATATCATCTTTTGTTAAACCAAAATATTTGTAAATATCAGCATCACTTTTAATTTCAATGTCAAAACTACTTGGTTTTATTAAATTGTTCCACACACTATCAGTAGGGGAACTACCTTTAAAAGATTTTTTTAAATATTTGAATAATTTACTATTTCCCAATTTCACTATATTATTACATTCATTCAATGAATTACACAGAATATATTGTACACTTCTAGTACCTGAAAATAAATTACGTTCTTTATCAATAAAATATATTTCACCGAGTGATGGATAAAATACTTTATATTTATTAGTATCTGCGTGTGTTTTACTTGTCCATTTAAATAAATTATTTTCTGGATTTTTTTTTAAATATACAATTAATTTATTTTTATGTTTGGAATCTTCTTTATCTGTTATGTCATTTTTTTTAATATCTTCTTCTTTTTTACTTTCAAATCTCGCTGCAGTTTTCCATAAACTTTTTCCATTAGTTTTTAACAGTTTATTTAAAATAGTATTTGATGTGTCTGTATTTGTAGATAAAAAAGAATTAAATTCCAATTTAATGTCTCTTTTTATATTTGTATCATTAATAAAATGGGTAATACCTTTATAATCATCATTTTGAACTAAGAAATACATAAAATCTGAACCAACATTACTAAAATATTTAGATTTAATATCATTGCTGGTATTTACGTCTATAATATTATATAGTCTATCTATTTGTTTGTTTTGTATTTTTTCCCCTAATAAAAACTTAAGAGATAGATGTGGTGTAATAAATAATAAATACCCTTTTTTATTCAAAATAGTATTCAATGATTTTACGACAAAATCAATATATATTTTTCTGGCGCCTCTATTTTTTATACCTGTACCAAGTTGAAATGGCGGATTCCCCACAATAACATCAAAATTATCAACTCCTTTAAACTCTTTTTTCCATTTATCTGCTTCATTTAAAAAATCCGCACAGGCAATATTGGCATTTGGACCAAATATTTTACGCGATATTTTCACATTCTTGGGATTGATTTCTACCATATACAACATTTTGGTGAGGATATGATTACTTCTACTGGTTTTATTCGGAATTTTTGCTTCTAACCCTTTCAATAAACGCTCATAAACCAACATTGGGAAGTTGCCAATACCATTGGCTGGGTCTAACCATTTTAAATCTGGATTACTCCATATAGATTTCGGTAATGTATCCAACATTTCTTCAATTAGTTTTGATGGCGTAAATACTTCGCCTAAGTCATCTTTTTCTTTCTTACGAATCGGTAAATATTCTTCTATTTTTTTCTGAATATCTTCTGCGTTCATCGATAATATTAACGCATCTGTATTTTTTCCCATGGTATCTCTAATAGTATTAAAGATAAGATTTAAATTTATTAGTAGTTGTTCATTTTCTCGCTCTGCTAGTATTCGGTTAATCATTTCCAATAGCTGAATTAGTTTTTCTTTTGTGTATGGCGCAATAGTTTCATAAAAAGGGTTCATATAACAGGCAAAAATACTTTCATTCTTTTCGCAACTGCATAGTACCGTTTCTAATTTTGTAATATCTAATTTACAACTTTCAACGCAATTACTTAATGTTGAGCAGTTATAATTTGATTCATCTGAAAATAAAGCAAGTAAAGCTATTATTGAAGGCAGTAGTTCCACTAGTGTATTTTGTAATAGAGACATTTCATCAAGCGGCTCTCCTTCTTCCTCGGCTGCTTCGATTTCTTCCTCTTCTTCTCCTTCTTCCCCTTCTTCTTCTTCCTCCTCTTGTGGGCCTTTTCTCGATAGCATTGACGTACCTTTTTCTAATAATTTTTTTAATTTATCTCCTTTTTTTTCAGGTTTATTTAAAACCACTAAGGCTTTGAATTCTTGTAGCGTTTTAGCTGATAAATTTCCGATACTTTTTTTAATTAAACTCTGTATCGTTGACATTTTTGAAAGATGTATTTTATACGACGCCTCATCCAATTTTAATTCGTTAATTAACGCATTATATAATTTCAAATGCTTAGTTGTATCTAATTTATTTAGTCCTATTCCATTATAATTAAACATCAACATTAATCCTTGCAGTGCTTCTGTTTTTGTTTTGATATCCCTACTTTGTTTGCCTTTTCCATATGTATTATTGTAATCATATAAAAATTGTATTGCTCTACCTTTATTAAAATCAACATAATAACCATAGGGTTTTTCGCGATTAACGCGTTCAGTTAAAACTCTAAACATGGTTTGGTAATTATTATCAATAGATTTTATATTGTCAAAATTAAATGCGATATCAGCACACGGCAAACTAATACCTAATCGTAATTTTGCTCCAGTTAAAACTATTAAACTTTTATTTTGTGAAAATGCGTTTCTCTCAGCACTTTTAATCGCATCGGATAAATTATCATCATTTATTGTAGTGCGAATTTGGCCATTTTCTGGAAAAATATCAGAAGTTCTCCATTTATTTCCATCCGAATTTATATATTCAAATTTTGTATTCTGTACAATTAATACGTGATACGCATTTTGAAAATAAGTATGATTCATTAATAAAAACGCTAGTCCACGCGTTAATGGTTCAATATTCGGAAGTCCTTTCTTATCATCAAATTCTTCGTCATTATTTAATTCAACCTCAACCAATTTACATACATCTTTGCATAATTGTGGATTTAAATATAAATTTTTATCTGGTAAAAACCATAGCTCGGTGTGTTTTTTTATACGATTTGTTGGAGCACCAATTCTTTGTAAATAAGAATAAACGGAGTTGGGGTCAATAACCGGGTGATTAGCTGATTGGCCCGCAATAAAATTTAATAAATCCATGACGCTTGCTGGGTCCGCAAATATATTATCAGGATTCGTTAGTTGTTCTTTTGATTGCTGTGTTTTACACGCATTACACTGAAGATTATTAATGAATATTGGTCTACTATCTACATCAACATTATTTTCAGGATTTATTAAGGCTGGCTGAACTAATACTAATTCAGGATGTTTTTCATATTCTTTCGCAATGATATCTAAATAGGTATCCGCACTATATTCATTTTTATATTTTTCAAATATCGCTTCAATCTCAGCGGATTCTATCGTATCTTTTAGTTCATCATTTTCAACCATTTTTTTCCGACTATTAATCATTAATTCTTTTTTGGATTCATTATTGATTTGTTTCATATTTTGTTGGTCTTCATAACTCCATTCAATTGTTTTTGAATTTTTTCGATTTGTATCTATAAAGTCAGTAGCATTATAGCGTAAATTTGGTTTTGCAAACGTAGCGGTTACCATTACAAATATGTCGATTTTCACACCTGCGTTATTGAAAGCATATAATATACTTTCAGCTTTATCAGTTGAACCGCCTTTATGTATTTCATCAAAATACAAATCTATTCTTTTTTTATTAAATAAATTAGGAAATCTTGTTATGACAGATTTTGCGTTGAATTGTTTTGTGTTATAGTCAATCTTCCCCATTTTAAACCATTCTTGACTAAAAATGTATATATTTTTTCTTTTTTCATTTTTATCTATTTTTCTTTTTAATCCCTTGCATGTGTCATTAATATTTGCTGAAGCAACAATTATACCATACTCATCAAAATTCGAAAAATTCGCAAATATTTTTACAAACTGACATTCAGTTTCTGTTTTTGCGCCCAATATAATAACAATATCATTGTCTTGCTCGTCTGGCATTCGGCTTTTATTTTTAGAAATTAAATCACCAATCATATACGATTTACCACTTCTTGGTACTGCGCCCCATATAAATAATTTATAACCTTCTTTTTCTTTGTATTGTAAGGTTGAATTTGTGAATAAGGATTGATGAAATTTTGGTTTTAAATCGGGGCTACTTTTCTGTTGACCTAATTTGTTTGTAGTAAATTCTTCGATTGTTTTTGTTTGGTACAAATCATTTAATAATTTTCTGAACCAATCTTCTAATTCTTTAACACCGTATATCGCATGTATTAAATCTTGTGACCGTGTTATTTTTGAATCAAGTGCTTGTTTATTATTTACCATTAGTATAATTTGTTTATCCATGTTAATATTTAAAGAATTCAAACTATTAGACGCAGTGTATATTTTTGAAACATCATACTCATCCTTATTGTTAGATTTTTCTATTTCAAAATATTTATTTTGTATTAATATTAATTTACTTTTTTTTGGTAAGTTATCGTTGGACCCAATTCCACCGATTAGATTTTCTTCTGTTTCTACAGTTAGTTCTAAAATTGATGATTTGATATTATCTACGCAGTCGCATTTCCAGTCATCGAAACAATTGTCTTTTGTCTCGATATAATCGGTTTCAAATAGAATATCTACTACTCCTGATTTTGAACTTTCATTTATTGATTGATATAATATATCACTTTTACTAAGCGGCAATAAATTAGGATTTTTTTTCAATTCTTCCAATGAAGAATATATTCTTTTATTATAACCTAATTCCCCTTCATCGTAATCTAATAATAATAATAATTTACATATCGCTTCAAAGACATGTTGTCTTTTAAATTTCAAAGTTTTCATTGTATCCCGTGGGAACATTCGGATAAATTCATGAAATGTTAATAAATAATTAGGGTCGTTTGTTTTATTTTCGATATAAAAATGTTGTAATGCGTTTAATAAATCTTGATTAGATTTTTTGTCAGCTGATTCTAAATTGAAATATTTCTGTATTTTCTTGTATTTGACATCTTCGCAATCACTATTTTTAGTACTTATATCCTTATTTAATAATTTTCTTGAGTTGAGCAGATTATTATATTCAAGACAAGGGTCATTTTGTTCATTAATAACTGTTTGCGGTTCATTTATAACTGTTTGCGGTTCATTTATAACTGTTTGCGGTTCATTTATAACCGGCGGCTCTTCATTTATAACCGACAGAGGTTCATTTACAATCTCATTCGTTCTTACAATCGATTGAGATTTACTAATCTTTTCCTCGCAAAGACCAGTTCTTTTATTATGACGGGTTCCCTTTGGATATGGCTTTTTTCGTGTTGAGCTTGTTGGCTGACCTGGTTGTTCAGGTGAAACCTTAATTTTAAGTGTTAGTTTTTTTGCTAATTTCTTGACGCTATCACTCATATAGTATATATCTGCATAAAAATATACTAAACTCGTTTCCGTAAAATATCCACCCCTTTCACGAGAACCAACACAGGCATAATCAGCCATAGCGCATTCGTCAGTAAGTACAACCAAAATTTTGTACCCTTTTGAATCGGGTTCTTTGAGAGATGGAAATACAAGGAAGCAAAATAAATCAGGGTAAAAAAAAGATGGCAAGCCGAGATGCTAATCATCAAGTAGCCAATCCAAGGCTTATTCAAGGTTCCAAAGCGCACAAAATAATAGATAATGTAAGCGTACGTAAAGGCCGTTAGAGCATGAATGAGTTCGATAAAATGGACGAGGTTCTGGGTCGTCAAGTAGCGCGAATCACAAAAGTCGCCATACTCTTTCCACCCTTTACTCCAAAAATTGGCCTGAAAAATCCCCGGCAGCGAAATATCTCTCATCCAAAAATTCTTAACAGCTGGCGGCAGGGCGGCAATGTGGTGTTTTTTTATGAACAGGACCACTTCAAACACGCCGATAAAAAGACCGAACATCATCCAGTACAAAACCACCCGGGTCAGTGGCGAAGCTGAGCCGCGGCCAATCAGCAAATAAGACGAGATGAAATAAACACAAATACTTAAAATATAGACAATATAGGTTTGCATCTATATTATCTACCGATAAAAAGGGGGCACATCCCCCTGACCCCCTGGGCGAATTGGGGGGCGGACGCAAAGGGCGGATGCTGTACAACAACGAATGTATCCACCGTCCGCATCCGCCCACCGAACTCCACATCAATCTCTCCAGACCAAGCCCATCCAAATCTCTCCTCCCTAGCACCCCACCTTTATTGAGCGGGGGCTCACGGGGGTGTCCCCCGTCTAGGAGATACGCTTCGTCGCAATGGACGCACTCACAATGTACAGCGAGTTCTCGGTGACAATAATATATTCGCCTTCGACTTTGTAAATCTTTTCAATGGGCGACGTGTATTCATCCTCGCTCTTGACCAACAGCTTTTCGCCGTTATCACGCACACCAATCAAGACTTTGCTATCTTGCGAATTGGCCCAATAATCGAGCATAATAGGCTTATCATCGACAATGGCAATTTTTACACAATGTTGCAAACATTGGTTACTGGGAGCCGAAAAAGGCGGAGCAGTAGTTTTGTCGGACATCTATATACTTACGGTTTTAAAATCTTTAAATACTTTTTGACGAATTAAAATAATAAGAATTAGTATATGGCAAATAAAATAGGCGCAAATAAAATAGGCGCAAATAAAATAGGCGCAAATAAAATAGGCGCAAATCATACAAATAAAATAGGCGCAAATGTACCAAATGAAATCTGTATCTGGGATATTTTTCGCCACTATGTATCGGCCATGAATGACTATTTTATTCGGTTTACCGCGACTGATAAATTCAAAAAAGGCGAAAAAGACCGGGTCTATTTATTGATAAATGGATTCAATACATTAACCCATATCTTTAAAATAACGCTAAACGTTAAGCAAATTGACCAGACGGTTGAAACACTGGATAAAGCCATTGATTATTATACCCATTTTATTGAACAAATGCAAGAAAACATTCTCTCGGATTTAAATGTCTCATCGAACAGTGCTTCCTTATTTGTTTATCAGAAAACACTACCGACGGTGCTAGAACCTTCTGTGCTCGCCCCTCCTGGTCCTATGCTCGCCCCTCCTGGTCCTATGCTCGCCCCTCCTGGTCCTATGCTCGACACCTTAATCCTTATCTATCGCCGGCTCTTTGATATGCTCTTGCGCAAAGACTATAACCCGCTTATTCCAGCGAAACTGATTCAGGTTGCGATGGAATTATGTCGGCCCGCCGACGAAAAAGACTATAAGACAGAACTGGCAAATATTCTGTTGTTTATTCAGCATTTACCACCCGATGACTCGTATTATGATACGATTTATTTATACATAAAAAAATATAAAAAGCATACGCTGACCTTGGAAGGGCTAAACAAAAAAAGAGCCCAACCCAACTACGCGGAACAGCTGAAAGAACCGAATTATATTAAATGGCTCTTGCAGCCTTAGACCAAAATAGTTTTCTTCCGTATTTTTCTGGGCTTTTCTTTTTTCGTGCCTACTATGTTTGTGCCTGCTACGCTTGCGCCCGCTACTCCGTTTGCGTTTGCGCCTTTTAGTGCCGCCCCTTTAATTTCATCATAATCTTCCGTAAACATCTGGCACAAGAACGCATAGATTTCGTAAAGCATTTCTTCCGAGCATTTGCCGACGATTAAAACGCTACCTGTGCGAAATATCATAAAGGATATTTTGCTAATATTGGCACTGGTTATGGCCTTTCCTTTGGCCACCGGCTTCATTCCGCGTTCCACCGGCGGCTGCACCCCGTGTTGTTGAAGAATCAGCGTATCGTGATAAAATTCGCATTGTATCCCAGGATAAGAGCAAGGGTCAAAATTGCTGTTTATTTTGTACTTGTATTTTAATAACCTATACATTTTTTCGCGATTGATATAGTAGCCACAACTAAAATTCGAATTAATCATGACCGTCTCGCTTTTCTCTGCTAAAAATTTTAAGGGCACGGCGTCCGCAGCAAGAACGACAATTGGCGTTAAAATCTCGACCAAGACTGTCAATGCTTTGTCCAGAATCGTCGCATCTTGGATACCGGGTATTTCCAATTTACCTGTATTAAACACCTTGACATGTATTTCTTTGTAAGCAGCATTGTGGAGGAGCCGCAAAATGACGACAAAACAATTGTAAAAGGCGCTTTTGCGTTTACATCGGTAGCTTGTGATATCCTTCTTACAAATCCCAATACTGACTTTGCGCACATCTTTAAATTTATTGCGGCCATCGGTCGCATGAACCTGATTGATGATATAATCGTCGACATAAGCATAATTGGCCTTTTCCAGTAAAATCTCGCCGACCTCTTCTGGTGAGAGCGAGTTAAATTTCATTTGTTTTTTAATGACGCCAACCTGCGGGTCGTGGTATTTAATTAAGGGAATGGCCCAAAAGACCTGTTTCAAATCGATGGGATAATTCAGGTAGGAAATTTTGGTTTTGGTGGAAATATTCAGCGGCGAACATTTAGGTACAAATTCTTTTAAAGTGATATCGTCCACACTATTTATGACTGGCGCTTCGTGGTCATCGTCGCAGAAGTTTGACCAGGCCGAATCAATATCATTTGTCTCATCTGTATCATTTGTTTCATTTGCGCCCATTTTATTTGCCATTCTAGTGTTTATCAAATGTTTCTTTAAGTTATTCTATTTCAATTATTTTCTAAATACATATAAATGTATGAAATAGCCAAAGCAATCGCTATACCCCAACTTAAAAGTATAACAAAACAATACAGTTTAAATAATATCTCTTTCGACCCCATCCAAAATTCGCCACCTAGCTTATGGAAAATGCGTTTGAATAAACGTATCGGCGACAATCCTTTAAAGCAGCCGGCTTATCCCGAACTTTGCGCAAAGTTCATAAGGTCTACGGAGTGAGAAGCTCATGGAGTTTAAGAACCGTGTATTTTACCATATAGTCCACCGCCGGCTCATTCAAGTGCATAACAAATTCCGTAAATTTTAGAAAGGCATGCGAGAGATATTCGGGCTTATAATGAATAATATAATTGAGATAATCTTTTATTATATTTTTTATTTCAATGTTGTAGTCCGCGCTAATTTTATAGATTTCCTGGATGGATTCTTTCTGTATTGTATCTTTTTGTATCAATAAGGTTAACCCATCCCAGATATCGTCATTCACGACTTCTTTCGTGTTCACACTATATTGATTTGACTGTATATAGTTAATCATGCTGCGTATATCGGATTTAAATAACCGTTGAATGGATTTCATCTTTTCATACGGAATGGCGAGCCCTTCTTTGCTGCTAATGGTGGTTAAAAAATGTATGATATCGAATTCAGGCAGTTGATTAAACCGAATCCGCATAAATTCATTCTGGAGCGATTCGTCGATGCGGCTGATGTAATTACAAATCAGACAAAACCGCACATTATTATTAAAACCTTGTAGGAGATATTTCAAAGCTTGTTGCGCATTTTTGGTCATATAATCAACTTCATCGAGTATGACAAATTTAATACCATTGTGAAAAAGGGAATTCGAATTGACGAATTGATGAATTTGATTGCGGATAATGTCAATACCGCGTTCATCAGACGCGTTTAAATGAATCATTAACCCTTTATTGAGTTGATTGTGTTTCTCTTGGAATTTACTGACTAAATTTATGATGGTCGTCGTCTTGCCGGTGCCTGGTGGCCCATACAAGAGTATATTGGGGAAATAATTTGTCTCAATAATGCGGTCGATAATGGCCTTATTAAAGGGGTCCAAGACAATGTCATTTAAATTATTGGGTCGGTATTTTTCTACCCAGGGGATAGTTTTCTCTCTACTCATTACTTATGGAATTGAATTGTTTTTATATAAATATAAATAGAATAGGTATATTTATATAATGGCGGGCAATATGGAACTCTACGATTGTGGTTATTTGGAAATCATTAAAGGCCCCATGTTTTCTGGCAAAACCACACGCCTGCTCGATATCCATAAAAAATATGCGTTCTGTGATATTAAAACCCTGGTTATTAATTACGCGAATGACACCCGCTATTCCGACAGCTGCCTTTCATCGCATGACAAAATCATGATTCCCTGTTTTAGAGCATTGACGCTCGAGGATATTGTTTCTTTTCATAAAGGGCTTACTGGGGCCTGTGCGGCGGATTTTTTAGCAGCCAAAGCCATTTTAATCAATGAAGGGCAATTTTTCGCGGATATTGTCGAGTGGGTCACGATTGCTGTTGAAAAATACCATAAAAATGTCTATATCTGCGGACTGAATAGTGATTTTAAGCGCCAGAAATTTGGGAATTGGCTCGAACTGGAGACGATAAGTGATAATGTGGTCATGCTACACTCGTTTTGTAGCAAGTGTAAACGCCGGCCTGGTATTTTTAGCCATCGGTTAAGCGGAGAAGCCGAGTTGGAAGTGATTGGCGCTGATTGTTATATCCCGGTGTGTCGGAAATGTTATAAAGAAAACACAATCCGTTAATTCATTATTAAAACCATTTAAATTTCCTTGTGATATAAACTATAATTATGGAAAAGAAAGGCAAAACTGTTAGAAGTAAAAAGGCATCTATCGCAAAAGGAGCGCCCGTAGAAGCGCATGTAGAAGTAGAAGCGCATGTAGAAGCGCACGTAGAAGCGCACGTAGAAGCGCACGTAGAAGCGCAAGTAGAAGCGCACGTAGAAGCACATGAAGAAGCAGCACAAGCAAAACTACCAAAAAAGCGCGGCCGCAAACCCAAGGGCGGAAAAATAATACCGAATATCTTTTCGATTGAACCGAATAAAAGCCACGAACCGAATATTATAATGCATTTGAAATGCGGGGAAACCGATTTAATACAAAATTCCTTTATTTCCGAACAGAATGTACCGACGGTAGAGACCTTCCAATTTGAAAATACCAAAACAAATGACCTCGGCTATAGTGTCATTGATTATGGTGCCAAAGAATACGTATCGAAAGATTACGGCGTCAATGAAATACAGACGCTCGACCATGATAAAAAACCGGAGAATGACGAAACCCGGCAAATGTGGGAAAAATTGAGAGAACTGACGTATCAATTACACACGAATAGTATTTCCGATAAGAAATCCGCCTGCTTTTGGTGTACGTGTGATTTCGATAATCCGACCATTCTTATACCGAAATTCGAATTGAATAAAATGTACCATTGCTATGGCTGCTTCTGTAGTCCCGAGTGCGCGACGGCCTATCTTTTCGAAGAACCAGTAGATACTTCCACACGCTTTGAGAGATACCATCTACTAAACCATATTTACTGTAAAATATACAATTACGAGAAAAATATAAAACCGGCCCCGAATCCTTATTATCTCTTGAATAAATATTATGGCAATCTCTCCATCCAAGAGTACCGCAAACTCTTAAAGAACGAACGCTTGCTCTTAGTAGTGGATAAACCGCTCTCGCGCGTCTTGCCAGAGCTGCATGAGGACAATGACGATTATATGTTTAACGGCGCGACCATATCGACATCCAATAAATTCAAATTGCGGCGAAAAACCAAGCAGACCAAAACGGACATTTTGACGGATACGTTTAACCTGGGGGGCAAGCCCCCCTTACCCCCCACTTAGGGGAAGAGGCGGAGAGATTGGCGAGGTGTATGTCAGTATTAATTCTATATATTTGCGTAAAGATATAGAATACAAAGTTCGCAACACAATCTCTCCCCAAGCACCACACCAAGCACCACCCCAAGCACCACACCAAGCACCACCCCAAGCACCACACCAAGCACCACACCAAGCACCACCCCAAGCACACACCAAGCACACACCAAGCACACACTCTGCCCCACAATGGGGGGGTCAGGGGGCTTGCCCCCTACAGGAGAACGCGCTCTTCCCTGAAAATTGTAATTTCATGACAGCCAGTCGCACACAAATGTCATACGATTTTTTAAAATCATGTACATTAAACTCGATGAGATTAGGGTTTTCTTTTATGCGGTCAATGATATAATTATAAAAAATCTCTAGAAGCTGTTGTAATTCATTGTCGTTTTTTATTTTCTTTTCCACTTCAATGAAATTCGTGCTGCGCGTTAATAAAGTCATGAGAATTAAGACCATTTGCGGCACATTTTTCGCATCGAAGGTTTTGGTCACGAAAATAGTTGAAACAATATACTCGTCGATACACGACATAAAGGTGTTATCCCGTAATAAACATTCAAATACGAAGATAGCATTATCATTCATGTATATACATAGGCCACAATTTTTATATAGTCTTTACTATATGAAAACTAGACGCAATTTATTTACAGATGGTTGGAACTCGTTTTGGCATCTGTTTTTTGGGATGCTAACTATCAGAATGCCACCACTCATGCCGAATTTTATTATATATCAATTGATTTATTACCGCGACGTAAATCTCTTTGTGGATTTGGGCGAATTTTTTATAGGTTTTGTAGCTTTATTATTTATATTTATATATATATGATTATCGAACAAAAAAAAAAGGGAAATGTTATGGAATATAGAGTAGATAAAGATTACCCGGATTCCAAGTTAGATAAAGTTTTAAATCATAAAATAAAACCAAGCCAAATCAGCAAAATTATAACGCAAGATGCGGATGTTTATACGAAAGAAGGGAACTTGCTGTTAAGATTTAGAAAAGACAAATTGAAAAACAGTCAGGCGTTTTATGAGAATGTCATAAAATTTGCCGAAAATACGTCGCAAAATCGCGGAACCGCGTCGGGTAGTAAAAGTAAAAACGTCTATGAGAATCCCAAAGTAAAATCGAATATTCTGGGTTATTTTGATAAACTCACACCAGGACAGAAATTTACGTTTAAAAATAAAGGCATTCCGCTGCCCAAGATAACGGTGCGTGAGACGCGTTTTTTATCCACTTACCCGGAAAAATATAAAAAATTAGTGCCATTCATTAAAGAAATCGATAAATATTACGAACAATATATTCCCGAACAGTATAAAAAACAAAGACGTAAGGCCAACCAAACGCCGTTCAAAATAGCAGGTACAGCTTTTACCACCGTGACGACAAACGTAAATTATCAAACGGCCGTGCATACGGATAAAGGCGACGATATTGAAGGCTTTGGGAACCTGGCCGTCATTGAACACGGGAAATACAAAGGCGGTGAAACATGTTTTCCCCAATATGGCATCGGAGTAGACGTGAGGACGGGTGATATCTTATATATGGATGTGCATCAACCCCATGGTAATCTACCTATTGATTTAGAGACGGACGACGCCAAACGCTTATCGGTTGTATGCTATTTGCGAAAAAACATTTGGGACCAAACCAAGGGCAAAACCCAAAAATTTAAAGAACAGCATAATAGGACAATGAAAAATAAACTGAAACAATAAAATACTTTAAAAAAGTATTTTTCTAAAAAGTATATATACAATGACCGACTACGTTGTTTGCATCCCCAGTTATAAAAGAGCACTGGTATGCAAAGAACGCACCTTAACGGCCTTACATAAAAATAATATAGACCCGAAAAAAATATACGTGTATGTGGCGAATAAAGAAGATTACGAGCTGTATAAAACTACACTGGACCCGAAAACCTACCATAAACTCGTTATTGGCAAAAAAGGCTTGGTACCGCAACGCCAATTCATCATGAATCAGTGGCCGGCGAATAAACATATTGTTTTCTTAGACGACGATGTAGAAAGCATTGATTTATCGCTCTCGCCCGCGTTTAAAAAGCATAATTTAGATTACTTTATCAAATACGCTTTTAGCGAATGCGTTAAATACAAAGCCTATATCTGGGGCGTTTATGCGGTCTTTAATCCTTTTTTCCGAAAGGCGCGTAAAGAAATGACGACAGATTTAAATTACATTGTGGGTGCGTTTTATGGCATCATCAATAGGCCCTCACTAAAAGCTATTCAGTTGACTCTTACGAAAGAAAATGGGCAAAAAGAAGATGTCGAGCGCACACTAAAGTATTTCTTACACGATGGTATTGTTTTACGTTTCAATAAAATCGGGTTCATAACGAAATATTATGGGAAGGAAGGGGGGCTCGGGCGGTTTGAAGACCGCATTAAACCGATGCTGGAAGCCAGTAAGAAACTCAAGGCAAAATATGGTGACTATGGAGAGATTAAAATGCGCGGGAATGGCATGGCGGAGTTTGTTCTGAAAAAAATACCGGCGAGGGGAGAGAACAAAACCCAACGGACAAATAAGCCCGTAAAGAAGAACAAAACTATTAAAAAATAAAAAAGGACACGAATGCCGTTTTTATTTTTTCTTTTTAAATCGTTTATTCATCATGCATTTTTCAAAATTTATTATATAATCGTTTTTTCTTATAGTCATCTGGGTGTAGTGTACCCATCTCTCGGTTGCAACGCATACAAAGAGGTATAAGGTTATCTAACTCCGTTGGACCGCCTCGTGCTCGTGCTATAATATGGCCGGCTTCAAACGTGTCCAAGGTTATTTTGCTTACGCATGTATCACATGCGCAGCTCACAATGGCCTTATCAAACACCTGTTTTCGCAATTTCTTGGTTATTGGTCTGGAATCAATTGGTCTTGCTGGATATGTCATATCTTCCAACTGCATAAGACACGCATTGAAATAAGACTTGCGTGTTTCCGGCTCGGTAGACTCCCATATACTTTTGTATTTTACTCCGTCTTTGGCAAATAATGGCATATGGGTGGTAAGAACATCCATATCCACTTCGTTGCGGCAGAGGTGGTAAAACAAAGCATTCATTTGAGTACGATTAAACTCAATGCCTTCCGCCTGATTTTGTAAAAAGCCGATGAAGACGCCGCCAATCTTGTCATCAAATCCATCAAACTCTTCGGTTGTCAGGGACTTATTAAACTCGTCATGGTTATTTAATATAGCCTGTTTTATTGGGGTGTCTTTCTCTATGAACATTTTTGCGGGGTCAGCGTTATCTTTCTTTGATTCTCTGTACAACAAGAATAAGCGTGCTGCCCATTGAACCCAATAGTTTGTACCTTTATTGGTGCAATGCTCCAAGACTACGGTCATCTTCTCGTCATAACAGTTTTCATTAAATTCCGCAACGAGTTTACAAGAAAGCATGTTTTTTAAGTAGTCTGAGTTGCGAACAGGTGCTCCTTTTTGTAAATCCAAGAAGATTTGACTACGCTGTTCCATTGAGAGTTTGGAAGGTATATTTGTAATATTTATCGTAAATTTATCAAATGCATTTTTTTCTTCTTGTGTTAAGAAGAATGGGACGCCTTCAAGGTTTGTGTCTCGATACCAGTTTCGAACCTCTGGTGTATCTTGATAAAACACACGTTGTATGTGGTTGTAGCCATTTTCGTCTTGTTCAACGTAACGCCAGTGAACTATAAATTTTTTCTTTTTATTCGGCAATTTCTGCAAGGAACTTGATTTGAATGCGTTTAACGTAAATAGCCGATGTTTCCCATCGACGGCTTCCGTATCATACTTACCTTGATATTCGGGATTGTCTTCGGGATGTAGTTCATACATAATAACGCCGGGGACTAACCGATTGTTCATCACGGTTCCGATAAAATCACACATTGCGTCTACGGTCCACTTAATGTCACGCTGGTAGCGAGGGCGTAGATTGATTTTATTAAAATATTCCGGGTTAAGCAAGTCTCTGATTTGCTTGTTTATGCTCTGGGGTTGTATTGAACCGAGCAGGTTCTTGCGGACGCGGAGTGTCGACATCATTTTTAAATTCACTTGATACTTCGGTTTGTTGGTAGTTATTTAATATAAATTAGTGAAAAAGCATTTCAATTTTTTTTAAAATACTTTTATGGCGTTTCCTCACTCGCTCGCTTTGCCAAATAAGTTCTGGCCGCATCATCCATCATGCCGCGGATTTCTTTGTATATTTGTTGGTTGGTGGACAATTTTGCGGTAGTAGCTGCGATTTTCCCTGCGCTTAAATATGCGCGAATCACTTGCATCACGTCGTCATTGTGTTCGACTAATTTCTCCGTGGCGGTTGCGTGGTCATAATCAGTTTGCCGCATAATCATATCGACCTTATCGTTTTTATCACTTATAAGACTCATTATATAACTAAAATAAAGTATTTTCTAAATCATATTAAACGAACTTTATATTAAATAGTATAACCAACCGAAAGGAAAATGAACGATTTATCAGAATTGTTGAATGCCATTAAAAGTGAAATTAATTCGGTCGTTGAAAAACATTTATTACCACATTTTGAAAGAATGAAATGTAATAATGAAAATATTAAACTAATAGAAACAGTACTGCGCCAAATGCCGGCTTTTCAAAGATTGGAAAAAGAAAATGAAGAGTTGAAGCGAGAATTGGGAGAGAAGACAAGCACAGCAGAGCCGACAAGCACCGCAGAGCCGCCAAGCACCGCAGAGCCGCCAAGCGCAGCAGAGCCAAGCACCTTGACTAATATAATTAAACTGGAAATTGTCGAATCAGTTAGTCCACCTAATGTAATTTTAGAAAGTGAATTATACCGCGCGATAAGTTTAACGGATGATATGGTTAACATTCAAGTGGGAAATGACCGTATAGTCAAGGAAGAAGCGGCAACAGAAGAAGAGGAGGAAGCTGAAGAAGAGGAGGAAGCTGAAGAAGAGGAAGAGGAAGTAGCAACAGAAGTGGAAGAGGAAGAAGAAGCGGAAGAAGAAGCTGAAGAAGAGGAGGAAGAGGAGGAGGAAGAAGAAGAGGAAGAAGAGGAGGAAGAGGAAGCTGAAGAAGAGGGGGTCGTAGGGGCACAGCCCCTAGAAGAGGAGGAAGAAGAGGAGGAAGAGGAGGAAGAGGAAGAGGAGGAGGCTGAGGAGGAGGCTGAGGAGGAGGCTGAGGAGGAGGAGGAAGAAGCTGAAGAAGAGGGGGTCGTAGGGGCACAGCCCCTAACACTAGAAACACCACCTTTACAAACGGGGGTTGAAGGGGGGGACCCCCTTGAGGAAGAAGTCTCCATAACAAAAATACCTGGTCATGGTAATTTTTATACCTCGAATCTAGTTGATGGCGCTATCTACAAAATAGACGCTGACGACGAAGTAGGCGACCAAGTGGGAAAATTTGTGAATTCTTTCGCGATATTCTTTTGATTTTGATTTTAATTTAAAAATAATTTATATATAAATATAAATCATGTTTTGGACAGTTGTACTCATAGCACCAACACTATTTGTTTTAAACTCGGTTATAGAGTATGTATATCCAGGTAAAATAAAAACAACCATGATGAAAATTGGATGGAGTGCGATGGAACTCTGTACGAAAGTGGAAATAGCGGCAACGCAAATTTACAATAGAATACCCCCTCTAGTCGCAAAACAACCACCAAAAACAATGATTAAATTCATTTGCGACGGCAATGAAATAACCACTTTTTCTTTTGATGAATTTGTAAAATATAAAAATAAAACCAACATAAATTATGATTTTATTCTCTGTGAAATACCAATCGTAAAAAAGGATAATTATGAGAAATACGACACGTATGTTTTACGCTATGAAAATATAAATGATATTATGAGCGTGGAATACAATTCCTTGAAATGTTTTGAATTAAATATGATAGAAATGAAGGTTTTGACGAAGGAGACCTACAATATCGATTTAGGACGAAACCAATATATAATAAACGGCAATGTCTTGTTCGACCGTAAATTTATGAAATGGTATTTAAATATGTATTGTAATGTCATACTGGATGATGAAGATAGGTATATAATAACCTTTATAGACCATAATATGAATTATATTACTTTGCCCGATTACTGCTATCTTTTAATTAGAAAAAATAGTTATGATATTGTTAATCTAAGCGATAATATATATCAATAAATGATATAAAAAAAATTGATATATATTAAGTATATATGGATAATTCCATAATAAATAAAATGGACCCAAATGCAAGTTCAGCGGGCACAAGTTCGACGGGTCCAGCTCCTACCGAATACAAATTATATGATAAATGGACATTATGGGCGCATTTGCCACATGATACAAATTGGACCTTTGATAGTTATATTCGCATTTTAACCTTTAATTCGGTACATGCGATTATAATGCTGCTTGAAACAATTCCGGATGAAATGATTACCAACTGCATGCTGTTTATTATGCGTGATGGAATTAAGCCGATGTGGGAAGACCCCAAAAATAAGAAGGGCGGATGTTTCTCATACAAAATCAATAATAAAAGTGTGAGTTCAATCTGGAAAAGTTTATCATATAGTTTGGTAGGAGAGAGTTTAACGGAAAATCTGAATGTACGGCCATGTATTAACGGGATAACCATTTCGCCCAAAAAGAATTTCTGTATTGTAAAAATTTGGTTGGCCAATTGCAATTATCAAAATCCAGCAGTTATTGCGGATAATCTAGGTATAAGCAGTCAAGGCTGTTTGTTTAAGACGCATATAGCCGACTAGGGGGAAACCCCCTACAACCCCCCATCGAGGGTACGCGAATCAGCAATCGAGGGTACGCGAATCAGCAATCGAGGGTAAATTAATATATTTTTTATATTAATTTATATACCTAGGGGAAACCCCCCATCGAGGGTAAGCGAAGCAGCACATCGAGGATAAATTAATATATATAGGGGGAAACCCCCTACACCCCCCCATCGAGGATAAATTAATATATTTTTTATATCAATTTATATACCTAGCACCCAACCTAGTTCCGCCCCTAGCTTATACCCTAGCGCTACGGGGGGTGTCCCCCCAGGGGTTCTAGGGGGCAGCGCCCCCTACTAGGAGGAGGGCAAGCTCGCCAGTGCCAATTTAATGACTCCCAAGCTCGCCACATTGTATTTCACTATGAGCGGCAAATCGTTCTCCAAATACATCTCAATCTGATTACACAAGTTCGTACATTTAATAAAATAACCCAAATTCTTCAAGGAAAATTCACCTTGAATAATTTTACTGATGTCTTGCTTTTGAATAAACTCCATATTGCCATCGGACTCCGCGCGCCGGATTTCTGCATGCGCGAACCCACCCGTGCATTTAAAAATTAGTTCAGCCCCCTCCGCTGTCGCCACCGATTTAATCTCTATTTTATCCGAAATACAGGATAAATCGCGAATTATTTTCTGGAAATCCGCCGACGGCAAATTGATGACCGACGAGAATTTCACATCAGGCACATCGAGCTCTTCGTTGTCCGGCTCGATTAAACGGAGTTTCTGGATTTTGTGTTGTTTAATCTCTCCATTTTCAAATTTCAAGCCGAGAAATTGGACAATACCGTCCATGTAATCGGCTTCTTCAATGTAAATCGTTAAGGTATCGTCATTGTCAATGGTGTTGATGAGCTTAAAGAGGTGAAACATATTCACCCCGATAATGATTTTATCGAGTTTACATTCATACAATTCAAAGTTCTGTGCTTCTAAAGAGAGATGGGCCAGAATCGTGTGCGATTTATCCATATTTATAATTTTAATGCCTTCTTTCGTAAAGGTTATATTGGTTTCCAAGAGGATATCCTTTAGAGCTGTCATAAGCGTCCTAAAGGGCGCAATTTGTACAGTTTGAATGGTTAAGATGTTTTTTGACATTATAAATATGATTAAGGGAAAATCTTTAAACCTTGTGCGTATTTAATTTAATTTCCTGAAATAATAATCTCGGGCCTGTTTTCCTGGCCCTATTGGGCTATTTGGGTCAATCCGTAATGCTTTTTCTTCTCTTTTAACCAGTTGTTCAAATCTTTCGGGGTATGCTTTGGCTAATGCTCTTCGCGCGTGGACTTCTAGCGGAGCTTCTTCGCGTTTTTCTTCAATACACTTATAATAATCAGGGTCATTTCGATTACATCTTACCGTGTGTTTTCTCTCCAATTGAAACCCCATTGGCCCCGATGATTTTTTTACTGTGTGTTTACTCTCCGACGGAAACCCATATTTTTCGTTCGATGATTTTTTATGCATTCGACGAACCGACGATAGACCACCCTTATATTTGCGGGTGTAATATTTCTTCGACTTGCGTCTCTTAGTATATTTACGCGCCATACTTTTACGCACCATACTTTTACGCACCATAATATATTATATTACTATATAAAAATGGAATTTATAAACAAAATGACCTTAATGCATATTTTACAATTCTTTCTCGCAATGACTGTACTTATTAGTTTTTATATGTTGGTTGAAGCCATCTATCAGAAATCTTACCGAAATGTTAGCTGTTGGCGTTTCCCCATGCTCTTGGCAATATTTATTGAAACATTTATAATATAAAGACAACCCGGGATGATATCATTATGAATCCAGAAAAAACCATGAATCCAGAAAAAACCATGCACGCTAATTTGGACAAAATGATTGAAAAATACAACAACAATGCTTATGTGTTTGGGCGGCTCATGAATTATCTGGAACATTTATTACCCACAGCTTTAGAAAATGCTATAGAACTGCAAAAACAGCGCGAAGAGCGACGCATTCAATTAAGTGCCAATCGCGACGAGTTCACCTTGCGTTTTTTCGAAAAAAACAACTATTTTTACAGTTCACAAACCGAACTTTTCCTTCATTACGATGGCCTACATTTCGTCATACACAGTGAAGATGACATACAGCATCAAATTCTCAGCACTATATCCTCCGAGAAATGTTTGCGTGAGTGGAAACATAAAGTAAATAAAAATATCATAAAACGGATTAAAGAACGCTCCCCATTAAATGCCATTCCCGAAGCCGCTACAATACAGTTTGTTATCAATACATTGTGTCCTGCTATTTTCCCGACACGCAACTATGCGAAATATTTTTTGACGATGCTCGGCGAATGTATGGCGGCACCCACCTCGACCATTTACATTCTTAAACCGGCCTTGAAAGAAATTATTCGAGAGATTGGAAATCAATGCTATACCTATTTCGGGTTTGCCAATATATTTTCCAATTGTAAATTCAAATACTATGACCACCATTACCAGAATTGTCGGCTCTTGGCCATTGCCGATGGCAAGAAAAAAATAACGGTTCCTCCTTTGCTCAGTAAACATATGCTGGATTTTCTCTGTGTTGCTACGCATTATGCGACGCGTTATAGTAATGTCGATAATTTTTTATTGACCTGTAATGAAGTACGGTTAGTCGACCACGCCTTGTTTCTGACCAAAAATACACCAGAAAGTATTGTTGATACGTTTATCGGTAAATCCTTAACGCTTTGCGCCTCTTCGACTATTGATGTTAAAAATATTATCTTTCTGTGGAAGAAATTCTTGGAAGAGTTAGCGATTCCGAATATCATTTTTTATGAAGCGTTAAAAACGCTATTAAAAAATAAACTGAACTATGATGAAGTCAATGAGTGTTTTTTGGGGATAACAAGTATACACTTACCGCTGGTCGCCCAATTTCTCAAATTTTGGGAAAACACCGTGGTGGAATGCACGGAAGTGGATGTCGCGGACGAATTAGACCTCGCCGAAGTTTTGATACGCTTTAATAACAAAAATAGTAGCGAGGCGTTGCTGTTGGAATTGATACAACATTTTTATCCGGAAGTAGTCATTAAGGAAAGTAAATATATTTTAAATATGAAGCTTAAGCCTTAGAGCTTTTATATTTAAGCCTTAGAGCTTTTACGGTGTCGGCGCGTATGCGTTTTCTTAATAAAGCCGAACTGACCTTTCTTGGTTAAAAACCCAGCTTTTACTAAACGTTTCTCTCTTTTCGCCGTCGCGTGTTTGCGTTTTGACACAATGCGGCCGTTTTTGTTCATTATTAAATCACTTTTACATAAACATCCCGAGGTTTGGTGAGCAGTGCCATGCCAAACTTGCGCGCGCGACCCTTCCAACATCTCGTATTTGTGGCCATGAATGTGGTAGAAACCGTCAGCAGCTTTCATGTGTTTTTTTACCATATTATATATCTACGTGAGAAAATATACTTTTTAAAAGGAAAATATATTTTTTAAAAAGTATTTCGGGGCGGCGCGCCACTGCCGCCGGGACCGCCGCTATAATAACCAAACGCGTTGAGTGTATTAGATATAAAACTCGTATTGCCTTGGCCGCCTTGCCCTCGCACAATTTCCGAATAACGCAGCGCATTTGTTATGCTAGAGTTGTTCATATCTCCACCAAAGGACTGATTTTTCTTGAAAAGCACCAAGGGTGGACATTTGCAAATAATACCTTTGGTTGGGGTGGACATTTTATATATCTCCTATAAATTTTATTCAATCCCATAAATTTTATCCAATCGCATAAATTTTATTCGCCGTCGAACTCACATACAACGTGCGATTGGCACCAAGCACTGGCGGCGCTAAACGACCCGTGCCGTTATCCACCGGATAAGACCAGCTGCTAATTAAGGCACTGCCTGTGTCCGTCAACGCATGCAAGATGCCTTGATTTACTGGAGAGCTTTGTATCGTCGTAATCGACCCTACATAAATAACACCACTCGCGTCAATTACCGGCGAAGTATAATAGTAAGCTTCCGAAAAGTATTTATATTTCTGCTGGCCTGTTCGCCGGTCAATCGCATAGACATACGCAATGGTACTTAAATAAATGGTATCGCCTTTGACTGCCACAGTATTGTAAAAAGGTCCGATATGCGCGTCATAGGAAGTTTGCCAAATCGGCGCACCGGTTATCCCGTTGATATAATTCAAAGAGCCATCCATATAGGACCCGTTCCCAATGATGACGTTGTTTGAAGCATCCACTGTGGCCGAGGTATAAATCGGATGGACCCTACTGTCGGGTAAACTCAAATTAAAACGCCACTTTTCAAGCCCAGTGAACCTATCGACCGCGTACAGATAGCCATCGTCCGACCCAAAATACAGAAAACCATTTTGCCCCAAGGCCGGCGACGAATTGACATTGCCCTGTGTCGTAAAAGGAGTCAACCATTTGGCATACGCGCGGTCGCCCGCATCGCCAACCGCAAAAACCTGTGTGCCGGCGCCGAAATAAATACTGCCACTGGTATCGAGCATCGGCGAGGATTGTAAGGGATAATTGGCACGGTAGGACCATTTGATGGTGCCACTGGGTGTTAACGCATAGAGAAAGCCTTCGTTAGACCCGAGATAAAGCGTGCCATCTGGCGCAATAACAGGTGTCGTATAGAGAGACTTGGGTGAAGTTAACAAATTGTCGTTTAATTGCATCGGTATTGGCACTGGCCAGCCGGGTAGAGTGTTGCCGGCGGTATCGAACGCATAAACCTTGGCGTCATTGGAACCGAGATAAAGGTTGCCGTTGGCGGCAATGGCGATGGAAGGCGACACAAATAAATTGCCGGAGACGAAAGGCTTTTGCCAAGTTATCGATGGCGCTTGTGCCGGACCACGCAAGGTACTATTTAAACCGGTGTGTTGCGGGTTTAACATGTACATGGGCGCAAGTGCCGTGGTCGGTGGCACACTGGGTCCATTGCCGCTCAAATCATAGAGCGTGCCGTTGGCGGCGCCGAAATAAATATTCACCGTATCGTCAACAATCGGCATGCCTGTAATTGCTCCGCCCGCAAGATATTTCCAATTGAAAGTGCGGGTTGGCGCATTAATGGAATACATATTACTATCGCAGCTCCCAAAATAAACATTACTGCTCGCATCTATCAGCGGAATCGAATTTGTTGCGGTGGTGAGACCTGCCGCATTGATGGGATAAACCCAGTCTAAGGTGCCAGCGGAACTATCCACGATATTTAAGGCCCGCTGGGATGTCAGATAAATCTGCTTGTTGGTATTGACAGCAATAGCAGATAAACTCGCATCAAGTATCGTGAGCGGTGGCCAATTCACCAGACTACTACTAATATCGTAGGCGTAAATAGTGCCAGTGGCATTGTCGCGGCGATTCGTACTGACATAAATCGTGCCGGCGCTACCAGCCAAAGGCGGCGCAACCAAAGGCGGCGCAACCGAAGGCGAATTGTAAATCTCATTTGCATTGAGCGGCGCCTGCGCCCACTTCGTTAGAGGAATACCGACATTGTTTAGTGATAAATCAATAACAGAAATAGTGGAAGCTTGGGTTAGCGTATTGGTTGTCGTAAAGCATATGCGACCATATCCAGCATCAAAAACGGTACCAGTTATCGCATCATTTACGTTTCCTGTGTTATACGGTGTCGGCCAGACCGGTAAGCCGGCAGAAGAACCATCACTGATAGCATAAATCGAACCGTTATCCGTGCCAATATAAACGACACCACTTAAATCGATAAGAGGCGACACAGACGAATTGCCGTCGAGTGGAAATTGCCATTTTATGGCTCCTGTAATAGCTGTGCCGACCCCGGTATCAATAACGGCAAACAAATAGTTGGGTGGGGTGGTTGTTTTGGCCGCAATATAGAGGGTGTTGTTGGCGGTAATGACCGGGGTACCGAAAAAAATATGATTCGGTAGGGTATATTTCCAGCGAAAACTAAAGTCGTGATTAAGCGCATATAACACGCCCGCACCCGATACAATATAGATTTCTTTGTCGGCTCCAATAACCGCGGAATTGGGAAAAGTTTCGCCGGGCGCCGCATAAGTTAAGACGCGGTTTGGCAGTAGCGTTGGTGCGTAATAAATACTTTTACTAGTATGCTGCGCATTCAACATGAACATTTTGACGATGGGGGGAGGAATAATCGGGGGCTGCGAATTCCATAAAACGCGGACACGCCCGTTTGCGCCCGCAAGCCCAGGCCCACCACCAGCCCCACCCGCGCCAGGCACAAAGACGTTTTGGGTGCCGTAAGAAGCATAACTACCGCCTCCCCCACCACCACCCTGCCGTCCACCCGCTCCGCCACCAAACCCGGCCCCACCTCCACCTCCGGCAAAAGTTCCGCCATTGCCACCGCCTCCGCCTTGAAATGTATAAAGGGTATTTAAACTGCTATCGACATAATTATAGCCATTGACGCCGCCGGCAATCCCACCCAGCCCCGCATCGCCCTGGCCCATCGTATTGCCGCCTTCCCCGCCACCCAGGCCACTCCCAGTGAGCCCGGCCGCCCCACCATTCCCACCGGTGGTGCCGCTACTATTCCCTGACCCACCCCCGCCGCCCGCAATAATTTTAATAATTTTCACACGGGATACGGGGTCCATATAAAAAACACTGGACATGCCACCGCCGCCGCCACTTTGTAAACCGTATAAAGTCGTACCGGGTCCGCCGTTGCTGAGATAATGCCCACTAAAATTTTGCCCACCGACACTCTGCCCACCGGTTTGGCTGGGTGGCGCGCCGCCTCCACTGCCCACATTAATTGCGACATTATAACTGATATCGGCATTTAAAAACCGATAATTGGTAAAGACATAGGCCCCGCCACCGCCACTCGCCACACTGCCGCCGCCCCCACCTCCTTGGGTTATAAAATAGACCGAGGTTAGACCGAGCGGTTTTGGCCAATATTGCGTGGCGCCTGTATAAAAAAAATTCGCACTAAAATCAAAAGCCATATATAATTCTTTTATTAAAAAATTGAAAAAGGGTTTACACATATCGTTTAATTAAACTATACAAAATGGCTACTTCCAAGAATTCGTCCAAGACTGTCGACCAAGAATTGGCACAGAAATATCAAAAGAAAACCGATAAACAACATGTCTTGGATACACCAGACACGTATACTGGCTCCATGACGCTGACAGATTATGATACATTTGTCATGGCGAGCGCAAGCGCAGCGGGTACAAGCGCAGCAGATACAAGCGCAGCAGACACAAGCGCAGCAGGTACTAGCATTGTAGCTAAACAAATTGCGATTGTACCTGGTCTCTATAAAATCGTAGATGAGGCCATCGTCAATGCGCGGGACCATGTAGTGCGGATGCAGCAGGCACAAGCAGAGCAGGCACAGAAAGAAGGTCATGTAGCTTTGCCGGTAACCGAGATTGATATCACGATTAACGAAAAGGACGGTACCATAACCATCTATAATAACGGTAACGGTATTGATGTGGCTAAACACCCCGATGAAAATATCTGGATTCCCGAGCTTATCTTTGCCCATCTCCGCACGTCCACCAACTATGACAAAGAAGCCAAAAAAACCACCGGCGGGAAAAACGGGTTCGGTATTAAGCTCGCATTTATTTGGTCGAGTTGGGCAAAAGTTGAAACGATAGATTATAACCGGGGGTTAAAATATGTCCAAGAATTTGCGGATAATTTAAATGTCATCAAACCCGCCACAGTGTCTAAATGCGCGAAAAAGCCCTATACACTCATTTCCTTCAAACCGGACTACAAGCGCATGGGCTTACCCGGCCTCACGCCCGATATGTTGGCCCTCTTAAAACGCCGGGTCTTTGATTTGGCGGCTGTAACAGATAAAACCGTCAAGGTCAAATACAACAGCGAACTCGTGCCGATAAAGAATTTCCTCCAGTATGTGGATTTATATGTCGGGGATAAAGCGGTCACCAGTCGGGTACATGAAGAAGCCAATGAGCGCTGGGAGTACGTCATCTGCCTGGCGCCCAAAGAAGAATTTACCCAAGTCTCGTTTGTGAATGGAATTTTCACCGGGAAAGGCGGCAAACATATCGACTACATCTTAAATCAGTTTGTCCGGAAAATGACCGCATTCATCAAGCTGAAGAAAAAGATTGAGGTGAAACCCAATACCATCAAGGAACAAATCTTCCTCTTCGTGCGTTGTATCATTGAAAATCCGGCCTTTGACAGCCAAACCAAGGATTACATGAATACACCTGTCGCGAGTTTTGGCTCGACGTGCGAAATCAGCGACAAGTTCATTGAAAAAGCGGCCAAACTCGGTATCATGGACGCGGCCTGTGCCTTAACGGATGTGAAAACGGCGAAAACAATCAAAACCAAAGATGGCATCAAAAGTAAATCGGTGCGCGGCATTCCCAAGCTGGTCGATGCCAATGATGCGGGTGGACCACAGAGTGATAAATGTATTCTTATTCTGTGTGAAGGGGATTCGGCCAAGGCTGGTATTATGAGCGGGCTCTCAACCACCGACCGGAATACGATTGGCGTTTACCCTTTGCGTGGTAAGCTCTTTAATGTGCGCGGTGAATTACCCAAGCGCATTTCGGAAGTGAAAGAAATACATGAAATCAAGCAAATTGTGGGGCTGGAAGCCGGTAAAAAATACACAAAAGAAGAAGCGAAAAAATCCCTGCGTTATGGGAAGGTTATGTTTATGACTGACCAAGATTTAGACGGCAGTCATATCAAAGGCCTCTGTATCAATCTCTTTGACTCGGAATGGGCCTCGTTGCTCGAGATACCTGGATTTATCGGGTTTATGAATACACCTATTATCAAAGCTAAAAAAGGTACACAGGAAAAGCTCTTCTACAATGACGGTGAGTACGCTGAATGGAAAGAAGCACAAACCACCGCTACGCTGCGAGGCTGGACCTTTAAATATTACAAAGGGTTAGGTACGAGCACAGGCAAAGAATTCAAAGAATATTTTGCCAATAAAAAAATCGTCAATTTCGTGAGCACGGGCGAACAGAGCCGCGATGCGATTGATAAAGTGTTTAATAAAAAACGCGCGAGCGACCGCAAAGAGTGGTTAGAAAATTACGACCGCTCCCTCTATTTAAACACCAATAAAGCAGAAGTGCCGTATGAGGAATTCATCAGTCAAGAGATGATACATTTCTCGAAATATGACTGCGAACGCTCGATTCCCAATGGCATTGATGGTTTAAAAACCAGTCAACGGAAAATCCTCTTTACCTGTTTGGAGCGACGACTGACGAATGAAATCAAGGTCGCGCAATTGGGTGGCTCGGTCTCAGAAAAGAGTCGCTACCACCATGGTGAACAGAGCTTGTATGGGGCGATTATTAATATGGCGCAGAATTTCGTCGGTTCGAACAATATAAATCTGCTCGAACCCAATGGGCAGTTTGGCACACGGCTCCAGGGCGGCGATGATGCGGCCTCGGAAAGGTATATTTGTACGCAACTGAATAAATTAACACGGCTTATTTATCCGGAGGCGGATGACCAAGTGCTTATCTATCTCGATGACGATGGAACACCGGTCGAGCCAATGTTTTATGTACCAATTATTCCGATGCAACTGGTGAATGGTGGCAAAGGTATCGGCACGGGCTTCAGTACGGACATTATGAATTATAATCCGTTGAGTGTTATGGATTATGTTCAACAGCGCTTAAATGGCGAGAATGAATTAACCCCTTTAATGCCTTATTACACTGGCTTTAAAGGGCAGATTAGCCCGCTCGGTGATAGCACCACAAAGTACTTGATTAAAGGGGTCTATCAGATTCTCTCGGACAAGCAAGTGCGCATAACCGAACTACCGATTGGTAGCTGGACAGATGATTATAAGAAATACATCGAAGAATTGATTGATGTCAAGACCGAAACAGCAGCAGCAACCGACAAAAAGAAGAAAACCAAAAAATCCACCACACAACAAGTGAAAGATTATCTCGATATGAGCACGGATACAACAGTGGATATTACCATAACCTTTGCGCCGGGTGTCATTGGCGAGTTAAAAACGGAACCAGCGGACCACGAAGGCTGTACGGCGCTCGAAAAATTATTAAAATTATATACGACCCGCTCGACCACGAATATGCACGTCTTTGACGAAAAAGAGAAACTCGTCAAATGTGAAAAAGTGGAAGATTTGGTCGACCGCTATATGCAAGTCCGGCTGGACTATTATGTAAAACGCAAAGCGTACCAAGTCGTGGCCTTAGAAAAAGAATCCTGTATCTTGTCGAATAAAGCACGCTTCATTAGTGAGTTGTTGGAAGATACCTTAGACCTCCGCAAAAAGAAAACGGCCGAAGTGTCTGCCATTCTAAAAGCGCGCAACTATCACGTGGTAGATGACGACGAAGATTACAAGTATCTGGTGCGCTTGCCGATGGATAGCGTGACAGAAGAAAATGTCAATAAAATTATGCAAGAACGCGACCGGAAGAATGCGGAATTACTCGCTTTGAAAGGCACGACGGAAACGCAGTTGTGGCTCAATGAGCTGGCCATCCTTAGGGCGGAATATGTCAAGACGCTGGCAAACGCAGTGGCGAGTGAGCCGATAAAAAAACCCAAAGTTATGATGAAAAAGAAGTAGAGATGTTAATAGTATAAAGATATACCTTTTTTATACTATATGGATGAGGAAAAGGAACGGTTTGAAAAACAAATGGAAAAAATGCGAGCGCAAAAGCGGTTAAGTCAAATTCCACCCACTTATCATGCGCCACCCACTTATTCGCCGCCAACTTATGCAGAGAGCCAACGTGCTAAGGAAAAACATAAATAAAAAAGGGTAAGACCTTTCTTTTTTTTCTCTATCTAATATTTGTTTATTGGGTGTATGGCTGTGCTCTGCACATCGTACGAATAGTTTGAGTGCGTTTTATGGACCTTTTTTTCCCAATTGAGGAACAACCCGGCGTTTTGCAATTCGGCCACTTTGGCTTTATAGGCTCGGCGCTGGATTTGGTCTCGGGTTGCTTTCAAGGTGGATAATCTTTTGCCGGCGGCTTGCGGTGTATCTTCATCATCTGAGATGTCCTCGACGCCTTCCCAAACAATAGCCAAGGGCTTCTCTTTTGGGAGTCGGGCCACACTCATCCAGATACTTGTTTGTATCGGCGCTTCAACTACTGGCTTTTTCACATGGGCCAACTTGTTTGACTTTACCTTAATTTTTTTAATATCGGCAGGCGCATCAACGGCTGGCGCATCAACGGCTGGCGCATCAACGGCAGGCAACACAACGGCAGGCAACACAACGGCAGGCACCACAACGGCAGGCACCACAACGGCATGCGCCTGCTTTACAAGTGCCAATTGGTGCGGCTTTAACTTTAACTTAATCTTTTTAACGGCTTGCACAACAACGGCTTGACTCATTTTATACGAGTTTAACTTTTTCGGCGGGTTGCCTTCATCTATTTATGAAAAAGTATTTCAATTTTTTGAAATAACATTAAAAAAAGAGGGAAAATAAAATATGACTTTCAATTGGTGTATTGTTTCACTTATGTATTGTTTCACTTATGTATTGTTTCACTTATGTATTGTTTCACTTATGTATTGTTTCACTTATATAACTGCATTCGGTAACCATTCGCAGTCAATTGGTCCAAACGCTGAAAATACGTTCGATGTAAATTCCGTTCCATAACATGGTCAAACGCATATTCAATATTTGGGTCTTGCTTGCCGCGTTTACTTTCGTCATAAAGGGAAGCCAAGCGGTCAAAATAGTCTTCGTCAGCTTCAGTCGGGCCTTGCTCAAGGGGGTCCCCCTTTTCATCTTGGTCTTGCATGTCCTCTAGTTGGGTGTCTGCGTAAGTATCCTCTTCATCTGAGGATACATCGTTTGCTGTCCAAACAACTCCATCAGCAAGCGACTCCGTATTCTCTAGGTAATTTCCCCATATAATCCCCTCATCTTCTAAAGGGGTACCCCATACTTCATTTAGTGGTGGGTTGTAGAAAGGGGTTTCCTTTGCTCGGGCTTCTATAATCAGCGCTTGTACATAAGGCTGTGTGGTTGTTTGCATCAGTGCGTCCCATTCTTCAGCTGTTTGCGGTTTAAAGGCTTCCATTTTTTTCTTTTTTATTTTTTCTCTTTAAGCAATTCAATTTTTTAAATAAATAGCTATTGTATAATGCCGGCGAAAACGATACGCAGTACTAGACGCAGTACTAGACGCACTAAGAAACGCACCAAGAAACACAATAAGAAAAATAGATACGGCGGAGCCCCAGCGATTTCTTCAAAAAAATCATCGGCTAAGTCATCTGAAAAAAAAGAAAAACTCATGGAATTAATTAAAGAAAAATACAAGAAAGCGGAAAATATTGGATTGACTAAGAGTACGATAGATATCTATGAATATGTGTCAGAGAATCCCAATATTTTAAAGGATAAGAAAATACAAGGTATGCTCATGGTGCTTTTGGAGCAGGATTCGGATGACGTAGAAGAACAAATAAATCCGAATGAGGAACAACTTTCAAATGACTATGTGAATGCACGTATGAGATTAGAAAGTTTAATAGCGGCCAAAAGAAACGCTTAATTAAAAAAGGATGAGACCTTTCTTTTTTTTATTCGTTTATTACAAGCAACTCTGCAAATACTCACCAATCTCTCTATCCCCCTCCGCTACAAACGTCTTAACGGCTTCGGTTTGTCCTAACTGATACACTCTGACTTCCAGCTGAAAGCACTCTTGCCAATACTCGTAATTATTCACTGCGTCATACGGATGCGTTGAATAGGGATACAAATAGGCAACTGGCGCGCTGGCCTGAATATACGCCGGCACGATTTGTTTCACCATGGCGAGATTCGGTCGAACGATATTGTGTAAGGCGGGCATACTGTAAACCGTGTGTTCGCGGATGCCGCCAATAGCTAATCCCAGTATTATATTCAGCATACCATTCCGACGCAGGAGTTCTAGCCACAGCTCGTTGTTTGACAAGTAGTCCTCTGCCGGCGCATACCGTGCGTTGTTGTGTTTGCAATAGATATACGCCAACATTGTGGGATAAATCCAGTCCTCATTAACCATATAAGTCAGCAAGCCTAGGCTCTTCGTGCGTAGGGCTTCTTCCAGTAAGCGGATATGTCTATAAACCGTCATACCGAATGCCTCACAAAACCCGAAACGCAGCCCTTCTAGGCCAAAGTAGTCGGCAAAATACGAACAATCTGCCAATTCGTCATCAATCCATTTGATGTGGCTATTTTTTGGCTCAAGGCCATACACGATTTCGTCCGTCTCATTGTAGGCCACATCAATCACATACATTATCTCACGCTTGGTTAAACTGCGGTCGTTTTCGTTTTCACCATAGACCTCCGGAATGGCCAAGGCCGCAATATAATGCTGTATGAGGTCTTTGTAGCCAAACAAGGGGTCCTCGTAACCTTCGTACTCAATACTTTCAAAGGCTTTGTATAAGTTCACAAGGATGGAGATGTCGTAAGTGGCTTTACAAAAACTGGCGATGTAGCCAACCAAGTGGGCGGGTAGGAACATACCCCCAATACCCTTGTAGGTGCTTTTAATTGCGGCGATGCTCTTGTCGGCTGCTGCTGTCATGCTTGCGGTTATGCTTGCGGTGCTCATGCTTGCTGTGCTCATGCTTGCGGTGCTCATTGTTGCGGTCATTTTATAAATTCAGTTCGGTTATTACCTTCACTCTTTTTTAGAAAAGTATTTCAATTTTTTGTAAGAATAAAATTGAATTGAAAAAAATAGTTTTGTAAATACTAAAAAAGATGTATACGAAAGCCCGCTTAATCGAAATGAACCTGGACCCGAACCTTGGCCGCAATTGGATTTCTAATATCGCAAATATCGATGAAAATGAGCTAGCCAAATTATACCCAACCGGACATGCTTCCCTCGGTGGCGGACGCATCTATATTGCTTTACCTGCCAGCTTAAAGATAACAAAGGAAATCGAACTAAAATATAATATTTGGCTTTAGATAAATAAAAAACTTTTTTATTTATTTACATTTACAATTTGGAACCCAGCAACGAACCAATCTTTATTTTCCCGCTCAATATAGCGCAATCCCGTATGGCTTGGCGTAAAAGACCCACTTGCTTAGGCTTGTTGTCGTCCGCATGCTTGTCGTCCGCATGCTTGTCGTCCGTCGGTATTTCGGCAAAGATGGGGTTTTTTTTCACATGGAATTCAATATCGTCAAAATCATATCCCGGTTCGGTCAAAATCCGGATAGCCCAGAAGATGTTATATACGTCGCTCAGCGGCAACTTGCTGCCTATATGCATTTTCTGGCATTTCTCTTTCACGGTCTCCGGTGTCTTTCGCAGTTCAAAATAAGTTTGCACGAGTTCGGCCACGTTTTCTTGAGTAATGAGTGCCATTTTTTGTTTTATCTGTTTATTTTATATAAAAAGTAATTCAATTTTATATATTAAAAAAGGTTTTTATTCGTTTCTAATAATCGTCAAACAACATTCGGTCAATTTGCTCTTCGTCTCTTGCTCTTCGGGCTTCAATGGCTTGCTTGCTCTTCGGCTTCGGGTCATGCAAGTAAGGGATATATTTGGCGAAATCGGCGAGCCAAGTGACAACTGGACCTTCTACTTGTAAGAAACCGGTGATTGGCACTTCGGGACAGAGTTTATCCAAAGCCCGAAAGGTGCCGGCTTCCACATTCATGGCCCACAGGCAATTCTCAAAGGTGATGTTCTTACACGCAACCCAGAGTGGATTCCAATAGGGCTGGTCGGTTTCTGTCGCCTTGACCCACTTCACGAGATTGGCATAGCGTTCCGCATGGGTGCGGTCTACTTCTTTGCATTCCTGCCTTTCCCAATGCTCAAAATCGTAGACCCGCTTGTAATTGCCATGCTCTAGCGCAAAAGGCACAAACGCATTGATAAAGGCCGCACGCAGCGTATCCACCGTTTCGCATTTTTCCCACTCTGGCCACCAACTCGCTAATGCCCGTTCGACCCAATTCCGTGCGCGTTCATTCACATGCTTGGGCACAGTTAAACGCATGTTGTAGGGCACTTCGTGCGTGGTCGGCCACTGCCCCATCAGCCAGCCACTTTCCTTGCTAAATTTCCGGTCGTGTTCTTCTTTATATTTTTGCCGTGCCAAAGCCTGTTCTTGCTCTTGCTTCGTCTTCGCGCGCACCGAGGCGTCTTGGCGCATTCGCAAAGGCGCAGCCGCCTCCCAAGCCAAGCGTTCCCGTTCGGCCTTGGCCAGACGCTCTTTCTCTTCCACATCTACGGTTAATTGCGGTTTGCCCTTTGCGACGGAAGCCCAGTTAAAAACCGGTTTAGCCATATTGATTAGTTGTTGAGTTATTATCTCTTTAAATGGTTTAAAGTATTTCAATTTTTTTGTTAAAAAATTTGCGGTAAAAGCACAATTTTTTTGTTAAAAAATTTGCGGTAAAAGCACAATTTTTTTGTTAAAAAATTTGCGGTAAAAGCACAATTTTTTTGTTAAAAAATTTGCGGTAAAAGCACAATTTTTTTAAAAATAAGTATGAATTAAATCTTCAATTTCGTCAAAATAGACACTATAGCGGCGATAATATCTGGATGTTTTGAATTCTTTGTCGCGGTCGATGATGTTTATCAGCCTTAGCATATCGTCGATTATAAAATCGACCATTAATTTTTCTAAATTTTTTTTGTACTTCGGGATATCATTTACAACCGAATCTAATCGGTCAATTGCTTCATTTTTTAACAGGTGAAGTGGGACACGTCCAGTAGCGTCAACACTCATTGTAGCGTCAGCATTCATTGTAGCGTCAGCATTCATTGTAGCGTCAGCATTCATCATCGGTGAAGTGTATTCATAAAGTTAAATTATTTTCAATTTTTTCAAAACCACGGCTTGAGTTCGAGTTGTTTATCATTGCTATAAGACAATATCGGTAAATTCAAAGGCACCACTAAAGTGCTCGCATCTCTCTTGTATTTCATATAACCCTCGGCTTCTCCCCATACCTGATTAATCGCATAATCCAAGACAATTTTATTTAAATCGTTTATTTGTTGCGCGATATTTGTTGGCTGATTTTTAGCATATTGGAGGAAAAGCCCCCGCATAATAATTTGGAGTTCGTCCATATTTTGCTCACCCACCACATATTGTTGATTGGACTTTTGGTAGACACCGGCGCGAATACCATTTTGCAGTATTTGAATGTTTCGGCCACTAAAAAATGCGTTTGATAATTCAGTATCATACCAATTCCCTGACATAACCTCGCGGCAGGAATAATTCGTGCTACTGACGGGAATTTTATCACTCATGGAAAACCGAACATCACTATTGGGTCCTAAGATATTAACTCTACCATTACTGTTCATATATATAAAAAGAATAGAAAAATTATTATAAGGGAACCAATATTATAAGGGAACTAATATTATAAGAGAACCAATATTATAAGGGAACCAATATTATAAGGGAATAATAAAAAGCTATAATATATATAAGTATGTTTCAAAAAACCGTTTCAACTGTCGCTATTATAATTTTAATTATAGCCCTTTGTTTTATTGGTATCGCGCTTTATCGCGCAAAATATAATTCGACCTACCCACCGACTCTTGCTAATTGTCCGGATTACTGGGATATCTCTGGTAATAATTGCATGAATAGTATGGGTTTAGGCAATTCAAACTGTAATGTTCCCATGGATTTTACCAAACCCAACTGGAGTGGTCAAGACGGCTTATGTAATAAATATACATGGGCTACCTCTTGTAATTTAACATGGGATGGTATTACTGACAATGTAGATGCTTGCCCGACCTCCGTATAATTATAAGAAAAATTAAATATAAAAGGATTAATATATTGTTTATAAATGCAACCTATTAATTATAACACAATTTTAAATAGAGAAGCCGTTTCAAATTCCATTAAAAATATTTTACAGCAGTTTGAGCGGAATAAATACAATTTATCTTTTAAACGTGGTATTTATATTTATGGTGCCCCGGGCAGCGGGAAAACCCAATTTGTTATGAATTTATTGAGCGAGATTAACTACGATATTATTAAATACGATGCGGGCGATATCAGAAATAAAATGATTATTGATACCATAACCAAAAATAATATGTCCGACAAAAGTGTCGTGAGCCTCTTACAAAAAAAATCCAAACCCATCGCGATTGTCATGGACGAAATCGACGGCATGAATAATGGCGATAAAGGCGGTATTAATTCCCTTATCAAAATTATTCGCCCCAAAAAAACAAAAAAACAAAAACTCGAAGAGCTCTCTTTTAGTCCAATTATCTGTATCAGCAGTTATCATGTCGACAAAAAAATAAAAGAGTTAATGAAAGTCTGTCATGTATTTGAATTAAAAAGCCCGGTCCAAGGGCAAATACAAACGATTTTAAAATTATCAATGCCGTCGCTCGATGACAGTATCATAACCAACATGGTTAATTATTTACAAGGCGACTTACGAAAATTGAATTCGATTAATAATATTTATAAAAAACATCATACGATTTTGAAAAATGAAATAATTCAAAATATCTTTAAGCCGAAATCGTACAATGAAGACACCAAAGAAATAACCCAGAAATTATTTATGAATACCTATACCATCGCGGAACATACAAATATAATGAATGATACGGACCGCACGATTGTGGGTCTGCTATGGCATGAAAATATTATCGATATTATTGGCAAAGAACCCAAACCGAAAGCCATTGCTTTATATACGAAAATTCTGGATAACATATGTTTTGCGGATTATATTGACCGCATCACTTTTCAAAAACAGATTTGGCAATTTAACGAGATGAGTTCCCTGATTAAAACCTTTTCGTGTAATAAACTGTTTCACGATGAAATAGCCACAAAAACCGCGCAACCGGACATTCGTTTCACCAAGGTACTCACGAAATACAGCACGGAATACAATAATTCTATTTTTATTCAAGATTTATGCCAAAAACTCTCCTTGGATAAAAAAGATACTTTTTCTTTCTTCTTGAATTTGCGGTTAAAGCATACCGACGAAGAAATATATACCATGTTTGAATCCTACGATATCACAAAACTCGATATTAACCGTATTTATCGCTATTTAGACAAATATACGAATAAAGATTGTAAAATTGGCGATGAGATTGTGGTTGAAATGGAATATGAGGATACCGCCGCCGCGCCGTACAATGAGTATTGATACACATAGCTTTGCGTATATTTCGCTAGAAATAATATTTAAAGTATTATTTCTATTATATAGAAAATGAACCTGGTTATAACCGAAACGGTTGGCAAAAAAAAACGACCCACGCTTTGCTTGAATATGATTGTAAAAAATGAAGCCAAGGTCATTGTCGCAACCTTGACGAATCTGTGCAAATACATGGATTTTGATTATTGGGTTATTTCGGATACCGGGTCCACAGACCAGACCCAGCAACTTATCCGTGATTTTTTCTTAGAGAAAGGCATTCCGGGGGAATTATTTTCACACGAGTGGAGAGATTTCGGTTATAATCGGACAAAAGCACTGGAATGTGCCTATGATAAAACCGACTATTTACTTATTTTTGACGCGGATGATGTGATGCATGGCGATTTTAAATTGCCTTTCGGAAACAATTTGGCCGACCGTTATATGCTAAAAATAGGAAAAGGGTTTGAGTATGTGCGACCCTTGTTAATAAATAACCACAAGCGCTGGGAATTTAAAGGCGTCTTACATGAATTCTTGGCCAACGTAGACCCGATTGGGGCGGATGTGACGGTTGGTGGTGATTATCACATCGAATCGGGTCGCACTGGTAATCGCAGCCAGAACCCGACAAAATATTACGACGATGCGGTTATTCTGGAGAAGGCGTACCACGTGGAATTGGCCCTGCCGGATAAAGGCATGTCAGGGCGTTATGCCTTTTATTGTGCGCGGAGCTATAAAGATGCGGGTGAAAAATACCACGACCAGGCGCTAGAATGGTATAAAAAAGTCCTGGATATCCCGAATCACTGGGACCAGGAAAAATATTATTCGGCCTTGGAGATAGGCGGCATTTATAAAGGGCGAGCAAAAATGGATTTGGCGGTGCCTTATTTCTTAAAAACCCTGGAATACGACAGCGAACGCATTGAAGGACTGGTTATAGCCGTAGAACATTTTTATCAGACGGGCCAATATATTCTCGTCAATGCTTTATACCATAAATTCAAAAATTACAATCGAAAACCAGAAAACAAACTGTTTATTAATATGCATTTATACCACGACCGGCTCGAATTTTTCAATGCGCTTTCAGCCCATTTTATACAGGACAAAGCCGCTGGCTATGCGTGCTGTAAACAAGTACTAACCAATCAATTAATGGGCCTAAATGAAATGACGGTTACGCTAAATAATTTGATGTGTTATCGCGAGATTATAGAAAAGGAAAAAGAGACATTAACACTTTTCCAAGCTTTGGATGGGCTATTTTGTAAATACAATGAGTTGGCATTGAATAAAAATGCGGTTGAAGTATGGAATCTATTGTTTAAACAAAATCGCACCCAGCTCACGGCCTTTAATAAACCTGTCATTAAAAATATTCAAAAAAGTATTTCAACATATAGCAGTGCAAACACCACGACGAGAGAGAAAATCTTAATCACCTTTACCACATGTAAACGGCTCGACCTCTTTAAAGAAACCTTGCATTCCATTTTAAATCATTGGTTAGATATTGACCTTGTTACCCATTGGTTTTGCGTGGATGACAATTCATCGAAAGAAGACCGGCATTACATGAAAGCCACCTACCCTTGGCTGGAGTATTATATGAAAACACCCGACGAAAAAGGCCACCGCACGAGCATGAATATCATTTGGGCTAAACTCCACATATTAAAACCTACCTATTGGATTCATATGGAAGATGATTTCTTATTTTATCATCCACAGCATTATATTAAACCCGCCGCAGAGGTACTGTCAAACAATAAGGAGAATATCAAGCAGCTGGTTTTTAACCGTAATTATGCGGAAACAGTAGAACATTACAACTCGAAAGGGCATTTACCCACGGGTGTGCCAAATGTCGTTTTACATGACCACCGACCGCACGAGTCCATCACGCATTACATGAATTCGCATTACTGGCCGCATTATAGTTTTCGACCAGCCATCACGCTGACCAAAGCCGTTTTGCTACTAGGGAACTTCGATTCAGTGAATCAATTCTTTGAGCGTGATTATGCGGATAAATGGCATGAAGCAGGCTATAAAACCGCGTTTTTTGACCGCATAACGCACCGACATATCGGCCGCTTAACCTCGGAAATCAATACAGGCAAGGTAAAAAATGCGTATGAACTGAATAACGAAGCGCAGTTCCAGGCCCAAAATAGTCCGTTAAAAGTTATGAATTTAGAACGCCGGACGGACCGAAAATTAGCCATAAGCAAATTGTTTAAAGACGCGCATATCAAGGATTTTGTCTTCTTTGCGGCGGTCGATGGGAAAAACTTGCTGCCCACCAATGAACTGAAAAAACTGTTTCAAGGCAATGATTTTGGCAGCCGCAAAGGAGTCATCGGGTGCGCATTAAGTCATTTGCAACTCTGGCGCGAACTGGTCGCCGACCCAAAGAACGAGTACTATGTTATTTATGAAGATGATATTAATTTAGACACAAGCCAATTTAAAACACATTTTGAAAAATTAAAACCCGAGCTGGCAAAGCAGGAGGTCTTATTTCTGGGTTATCATATGTATGCGAAAAAGAGAGAAGAAGTTAAACATATTTATGACACCGAGCTTAAAGCTGAGACTATAATAAAAGTTGAGCCCTTGAATAATAATTTGTATATTGGCGGCTTTTACTCCTATTCGATTAATAAAGTGGGTGCGCAGAAATTACTGGATTATATTCAACTCAATGGCATTAAACACGGTATTGATTATTTGGTAAAAATCGTAGCCGGCTTAAATGTGTGCGAAATTCAACCTTTTATTGTATTCTCGCAATGGTATGAAGATAAAGCGAATCCCATCGATACCGACATCCAAACGAATTACGAGAGCCTCGATTTCACAGAGACCGTCGAAGACCAGTTTGTGTTTACACCTCAATTAGACCAAATTGGTCATGATATCTATTTTCAGCCGGGCTCGGTGAGCGAGTGCATGGCCAAGGCTTTAAAAGACCCCAACTGCGTTGGTTTCAATACCCTGGGATTTTTCAAAAATAAAATTGAGAACTTGACTTCGTCGCAATACTTTAAGGCCATTGATGGAATGTATATTAAGAAGAGTAGCGTGCCTGCTGTGCCTGCTCCTTCGGTGCCTGCTCCGCCTGTGCCTGTACGTTTAAAAATGCTCTGCAACTGGTGTTCGTCCGAACAACTCTGCCAGGAATGGTCCACCATGTACAATGACCGCTGGAAAAATATCGAATTAACCCACGAGGATAGAGCAATTGATTATTACGTCATCATCAATTCGCCGCCCTTAAACGCGCATTACGTGCCGGAAAAGACCATTGTCTTCCAGATGGAGCCCTGGGTCGCCGACCCAGCAAAAAATTGGGGGGTGAAAACTTGGGGTGATTGGGCCACTCCTGACCCCCAGAAATTCTTCAAAGTTTTTACCCACAAAACCCACTTAAATAACGTACAGTGGCAAATCGATTACCCTTTTGCTAGCCAGCCCGTCGCAGTAGACAAGCAAAACAGAGTAGCCGCCATCTGTAGTCAAAAGAATTTCGATGAAGGGCATCAATTGCGCAATACTTTTCTCCGGTTTTGCGACACCACGGGCTTAATCGATGTCTGGGGCAAAGAAAATTATCACAGTTTCCAAGCGTACAAGGGCGTCGTACCAGAGGAGAATAAATACAATGTGTATGCCAACTACAAATATTGTTTAGCAGTGGAAAACAATCAAGAGTCCAATTATGCGACGGAAAAAATATGGGAAGCGATTTTATGTGAATCTCTCTGTTTTTATTGGGGGTGTCCGAATTTGGCAGAGTATCTTGACGAAAAAGCATTTGTGTGTTTACCCTTAACCGACCCCGCGGCCGCCTTACAAATCATTCAGCAAGCCATTGCGGAAGATTGGTGGTCGCAGCGCATCGGGGTAATCAAACAAATGAAAGAGCGTATCTTAAATGAACTGGGCTTTTTCCCGCGCATAGCATCGCTGGTAGCATAGCATCGCTGGTGACATAGCATCGCTGGTGGCATTATGCATCAATCGCATGGATGGTTGATACCGCTGCCGCTTGTTCTTGGAAAAAATAGGTTGCTGGCACATAGAAGCGAAAATCCGGTGTCAATCGAAAAATCATATTGTACAAGTCATCCACCGGCACATTTATGGAATGCGGTGTATAATCCAAAATCTTTTGCGCCCCTTTTAATGAGACCACATAAGCTGTTGTTTTATTAAAAAAACGTTTTTCGCATTCATAAAAATACGCATTCGCGGGCTGCGTACGCACAAACGGATACCAATCGCTTTTGGCCAAGTGGCACATGTCCGCGTCCGCCGGAATATTTCGCAAGAGTTCCTCTAATTCGCCCACCGGCTTGACCAGCTCGACGTCGTCTTCCAAAATCAGATAATAATTGGCGGACGCTGGCTCTGCCACGAACTGCCTGAGTAGATTTAAATGACTCCATGCGCACCCGAATTCACCTTTTGTCATCGGCTGCCCATTCAAGCGGACCCGTGTATCATAAAAATATGTCGTATTTTTCCAGAGGATATGTTTGATGTTGGTCACCTTCGAGGCGGCTTCGTAAATAAAGATGTCCTTGCCATGGACACCTTGATAGAGCGTGGCATCCAGTCCAATGAGTGCCAACTGGTGATTTAAACTGTCCAAGGTGGCTAGGCGTTCAGCGTAAGCGGGTAAAGTGATAAGATATGTTTTAATTTTTTGCGCCGGTGTCGTTTTCACTTGGTAAAGGCTGGTATTTTCTATGGGTTTATGGAAAAAAAAGGCCCGACGTGCTGGTTCAGTGTAGAAATGATAGTCGGGCATATAGCACTGTTGAATGTCTTTTGAGAGATACGCTGCCGCCCAGGACAAGGTGCTCATCGAGCAGACCAATATCTTGGCTTGTTTCAGAATATTAAAATCGTGGAGGACCGTATTGGATTCCAGGCACAGCGGTATAGCATGGTCGCGAAACCATTGGACACATGTCGCGATATAGTCTGTATCCACTGGATTATTGCCGGCTTGATAGACCAAGCAGATTTTTTGTTCTTTCAAAATCGGCAAAAGCGTTTCAAATACACGAATGTAATGCTCGACTTCAATGAAATCGGGCCGCCCTTTAAAATCGTCTAGCCGAATATGGATGGCGATATCATACTTGGTTGGTAAAACCATGTCATCTATAAGCTCCCGCAGCAAAAACCGTTCGTTTCTATCGGTTAAAATGGCGTGTTTGGCTTTATGTGTTTCCATATAATTTAAAATTTGCGGCTTGTATTTCAAATAGATATAACCAAATTGAAAATAACCGTCCAGACATACATTAAAGTTTTCTAATTTTTTATAAAAATGATTAAAAAAATTAGTGTCCGTCAATGTTAATGTTTTTTTTACATAGAGACCCTGTCCATTGTCCTTATTTATATATTTATTACTGCTTAACTGGTCAATGGTATGTTTAAAAAAACCCAGGGTATTGTAGCCCAGCACCGCATCGTTTTTTTCTGCTTCGGCGGCTAGGTCGCATGTGCCATGGTACAAATCCTGTCCCTCTTGGTCTAATCCAGGATAATAAGTGAATTTTTGAACAGGGGGGCGAAAATCCGCCAATAAAGTATATTCCAAAGCAGGATTGATTATGTTGACCACCGCGCAGGCCATATAACGAAAAAACGCATTCCCGAGGCGTCCGCTGGGGAAAAAAACCAGTTTGTTTGTTGCGTTTTCAGACATATTTTGTATATAAACAATTCTATTTATATACAAATGCGTGCTTATATTTGCGTGCTTATATTTGCGCGCTTATTCAAATTTGCGGTTCAATATGTGATTCTTTCCACCGACGAATGTCCTCCGCACTTATGGTAAGCCGTAAATGATTCATACATTGTTCGGGGCTATCATAGAATAAATGATTGGTCTGCGAATTTGGCAGGTTCTTACGGTCCTTAATAACAAAACCCTCCGTATCACAGGTGCCTGTCGCATCGACAATCTTGTAAAGCATCTTCTGTTCTTTTGAACCCACCAAAAACGGATAAGGCACACCCGTAACAGCATTCTTAATCAATGTTTGTGGTTTATTCGAAGGAATATAACGGGGACGTTTCGACCGCTTCTCGGCTTTTTGCGTAGTGTCAAAAACCGCTTCATTTTCATACATATCCATCGTATCCATTGTTATTTATAGTATGTCCGTTATCTTTATATATATTTACGCAACTATATATTTAGCAGTCTAAACTGCTGGCTAAGGCATCCGTCAATAGTTTGATTTCCGCGTCTTTGCCATGTAATAAATTCGTCAAATGAATAATTTGGGCCTGCTGTTGCTGAAGAATACCGACAATTTGTTCAATCGTCAGCTGCTGTGGGGGTCCGTCCCCGTGTTTTAAAGTTATCGTGGGCATTTGCTGCATTTGTTGTTGGGCCTTTTCCATTTCTAATTTGCGGCCTTTTTCTATCGCAACCATCTGCATCAAGACATCCGGCTTCATATTGGGGCGACCAGGCTCATAGGTTTTCAATAAGAGTACAATTTGGTTGAGATAAAAATCGTACAGCGCCGGTTCTTTCACAAACATATCGACCGTTTTTGGTGATTCTTTCGTATAATCAGGATTCATATTCTCGAGCAACCGCCGTTTATCAAAGGTATTATGTTCGTGCGAAAAAACCAGAATCGTTTTTAGTGGGTCGAGTTGGACGAAAGGAATGGTATAATTTTTGAGAAAATGTTTTTCTTCAGCCAAAGCCGCACCATCTTCATAGCGGGTGCGTTTCAACAATTCGCGCCGAAACGCAAATGTGCCAGCGGTCGAGTGGTTGGGGCCATACGGTCCAAATTGATACATTTTCTCGATGTGTTTGAAATAAATATAGATTTCACTGCTGCCTGCGCATAACGCACCGGGATTTTTTTTCAACATCTCTACCGCATGCGAAACCCGCTGGGGCGGATAATAATCATCGTCATCCATATAAACAAGTATATCGCCTTTTGTTTTCTCGTGCATTATATTCCGCTTGTTCCCTAAAAACAGTTTCTTTTCCATGGCAAAATATTTCACTTGGGGGATGTGTTTGACCAAATCGCCAATTTTATCGGTGCCATCATCCACGATAATCCATTCCATTCGGTCTTTGGGATAATCCTGGTGCTCAAAGCATTGTATCATTGAGCGAATAAAGGGGCGGCGGTTAAAGGTGGGAGTACAGATGCTGACAAATGGATAAGCGCTTGGTGCTGCGCTTGGTGCTGCTGCGCTTGGTGCTGCTGCGCTTGGTGCTGCTGCGCTTGGTGCTGCTGCGCTTGCCACTGCACTTTGTCCGCTTGCCACTGCCTTTTTATTTTTATTTTTCCCCATTACTATTATACTATTAAAAGCTTTATATTAAATTTTAGATGAAAAATACTTCCACATCGTGTACGCAACCAGCATTAAATATACAATTCCCATAATGCCCGAAACCGTCGTATCTAAATTATCATAAGCCGCGCCACATACGAAAAACCCAAATAAAATAACAATCGATTTCACATTACACGCCATTATATTCGCCACTTCTTTCCAATTTTGACTCATGGGTAAAAAACAGATGGTGCCAATTAACCGCAGAAAAATAACACACGAAAGCCCGATTAACAATGCCCAGGAATAGAGTAAAAAGCCACCCCAAACCGTCACTTTCATATCCGCAGCCGCCGCCGCCCCAAAAGCCGCCCAAAAGCCTGTGACCAAGGCAGCCAAACTAAGAACCATGGTAACCGGAAACCCAATATAGATTTGAAAGGTTTGATTGCCCAGTGGCGTACCTGGCGTAAAATTGTCCAGCCAGCCCTTTAATAAAGCACGATTACTTTTGAAACAGCCGGCCACGGTTTTCGCAAACCAATTGGTCAAGCGCTGAACAAAAGACAAGGCTTCCAATTCTACCTTGCTGGAACCTTGCGTTAAGATTAAATTATACGGAAAGTTGTCTTCAAATACACCAAAAGAACCAGAACCCACTTCATTACAATTGACGTCGGTATAGGGTCCGCTTTTTTGTATTTCATAGGCGGCTGCGGTATAAAACAATTCATAGGTGGGCAAGATGATATCGAGGTCGCTGCCGCGCGATGTTAAATAAATAAAGCCCGAACCAAATAAACCAATGAGGATGGACAAGATAAAAAAATGTACTAAGGCTTTCAAAAAGCTCAACCAACTGGTCAAATCGTTCCAACCAATCACATTTCCGGAGGCATCGGTTAACTGCCCTTGTGCGTTATGTTTATTGGTGGTCGGCTGACCAAAAATCATAGTTGTTAAGCCATCCGACGCGGAAGACGTATCATTGCCGGAAACATCTTTTTTGCTATCTGGTTTATTGCCGGAAACATCTACCGGATTAGTCGGTAATAGACTATTCATACTCATTTAGATATATTATATAAATATAATTACGACGTTGTACATAATATTTATATAGTATATATGCCGCGGAAAACCCATAAGGCCCATACCGTGCGGCACAATAAAACAAAAAAAATAGACACTATCAAGCGGGATAAAAGATGCTATACGGATAATGAAATGGGCGAAATATGTTCGACGGGGCAATATAGTACATATGAAGGAAACTTTTACAAAAACAAGAAAAATTTAGAAATCTTTGCGACGATTCGTGATAAATTTCAAAAGGACCCCAAATACAAAGGCTATAAAACCCAGAACGAGAGATATACCCGATTTCTAAAAGATAATTTTCATGCGGGGGAATTACCTAAACTTATGAATCAAGTTAAAAATAATTTTTATGGTTATGTAAATGATGAATGGTTTAAAGAGAATGATATAGAAAAAGGTAAGAAAAATTATTATGTCCAATTTGATAATTTTCGCATTGTCCAAGAACAGGTGTATTACAAATTAATTGATTATATGAAAACATATATAAAAGAAAATCCCAAATCCAAGAGAGCCATTGCGATTAATAATGTCTACCGGTCGCTCCACGATGATACGACCAAAACAATGTTTAAGCATGTCGATGCGGTGCTGGATGAATTGGCCGGTTTTGTGGAAAAATCGGACATGTACGGTTTATTGGCCGCGGTCAACAGCAATGAAACGATTTCCTGGTGTTCGCCGATTCAGTGGTCAATCAGTCCGGATGAGAAAAACGTGAAACAATACATTAGTCATTTAAATGTTGGTAGGCTTGGAATTTATGATTATTTAATCTATATTAATGATTTACCGACAGATGATGCGGAGACTAAGCGCTATAAAAAATTGGTCAAAAAAGAATATTTACATTATATCGGCGAAGTATTCAAAGCGTGTTTAGGTCCAAGTAAAGCGGCTAAATATAACCCGCAAGATATTTGGGATATTGAGTATGATATGTTGCTTGAAATGGGTTGTGATGAGCATATTAAAAGTGACCCCAACTTTTATAATAAAGTCAGCGCACACGAACTGGAAACCAAATATGAATTTGATTGGACTACATTTACCAAAAAGATAGGCTACACCGAAACACCAAAAAATATAATTGTTAGTAGTTTAAATGGTTTTAAATGTATGGTACGTTTATTTAAAAATAATTGGAATTCGCCGAAATGGCAGACCTACTGGTTATTTATTCAATTTAAACAAATGATTCGGTTTCAAGATTCTTTGCGCCATATTCATTACAATTTTTACAATAAATTTCTGGAAGGTCAATCCGCGCCAATGCCCTCGGAGATTTATCCTATTTTTGGGCTCTCCCTTATGTTTAATACTTTCTTATCCGAACAATATGTGGAACATAATTATAATTCCTTATATGTCAATTATGTCAAACATTTGGTTGATGATTTGAAGGAATTATTTATACAAAAAATACAAATTAATAATTGGCTCTCGCCTTCGACAAAAAAGTCCGCATTGGACAAGTTACGCAAATTAAATATTTTAGTAGGCAAACCAGAAAATTTACGCTATGACCCAATTTTTGATTATAAAGCCGACGACCCATTGAATAATGTGGGCTTACTGTTGCGCTGGAAACATAAAAAAAATATTGCTTTAGAAGGAAAACCGGTTATTGATATTCCCGAGTTTGATTGGAATGTATTTAAACTAGTTGGCACCCAATGCTATATGGTTAATGCGTATTATCGCCCCAATAGTAATTCAATTTATGTACCTTTGGCTTATCTACAAAAACCTTTTATTGATTTAGAAGAACGGGGTTTAGAATATAATTTGGTTTATATTGGTTATACTTTAGGTCATGAATTATCGCATGCGTTAGATGATACCGGTAGTAAATTTGATGCGGAAGGTAATCTAAACAATTGGTGGACGGACGCAGACCGCAAAGCGTTTAAAAATAAAATCAAGGATATCGTTAAGCAATATGAAACTTTTGCGGCGCGCGATGGTATTAAATTTGATGCCGAAATGAGCGTAGGTGAAGATTTAGCAGATATTTCGGGCATGGCCTTGGTCGAAACTTATTTATTAGACAATCAAATTGTGAATGATGAAACTATCAAACTTAAGAAAACAAATTTAACAAAATTGTATATGAATTTAGCAATTCAAGGACAACAAAAAATATATAAAAAGGCCATAAAAGCCCAATTAAAAATGAATCCACATCCTTTAGAGAAATATAGAGTGAATTGCGCATTAGCACGTTTGGAATTATTTAAGACAATTTATGGAATTAAAAAGGGGGATGGAATGTATTGGAACAATGATACAATTTGGTAATTATATAAAAATATAATAATCCTCTATTATTTTTATATCATTTTTATATTTATGTTTTAGCAGATTGTGAATAATTATTCTATTTCATTTATATATAATTTTTTTGTTTTATATATATATAAATGGCTCGTACACGAAGAATCAGACACTCTAAACGTCGCGGAGGCGCACGCAAAACTGCTGCTCAAAAAACTGCCAAAACTGCTGCTCGTCGAGGAGCAAAGTTGGCTGCCACTGCCGCTAAGAGCGCCGCTAAGGCTGCAACTAAGGCTGCGTCCAAGGCTGCCTCAGCTTCCCGCTCGGCATCTGCGTCCAAGGCTGCCTCAGCTGCCAAGGGTGCCGCTCAAGCTGCGTCCAAGGCTGCTCAAGCTGCTCAGTCTGCTTCCAAGGCAGCAAGTCAAGCCAGAGGTGCTGCGGCCAAGTAAATATTTACACCATTAAATAATAATTTTTATTTACAAAATTATTATTAAAACCTTAGCGAGCATAGAGCCTTAGCGCCTTAGCGAGCATAGAGCAAAGCCGCATTACCCGAAGTAAAGGTCAATACATTGAAACGCTCTTCCATGACAGTCAAATTAAAGTTATAATCATAGACTCGCCAAGTGGGTTTATTTATGCCCACAATCGTACCTTGATTACAGATGGTATACACCTGGGCGGACGGGTCTAAGGGCGGCTGATAGGTACTGAATTCGAATTCAATGTTTTTAAATTTGCTCAAAT